TCGGCAAGGCCTTCGACTACTCCGCACCGATCGGCGTGATCCACCGCGCCGCCGACGTGGCCGGGGTTGAGCAGGCCGCCATCTCGCTGGAAGTCGACGGCGTGACGAAGCAGTCCAGCCACATCACGCATCTGATCTGGTCCATCAGCGAGACCATCGCCAACCTGTCCACGCTGTTCACGCTGCAGCCGGGCGACCTGATTTTCAGCGGCACGCCGGAAGGTGTGGGCGCCGTGAAGCCGGGCCAGACCCTGGTCGGCAAGATCGACGGCCTGTCCACGCTGGCCGTCAAGATCGTTTAAGTAGCCGCCAGCGCCGCCGCAATCGCCTGCAATCCCGCCAGTGCGCCCATAGTCAAGCCGACATCCAGCGCGCTGGCCACTTGCGGCTCGCGCGGATTGATGCGCACCAGGCGGCCGCCGTGCTGGTGCACGATGTGGTTGCTGAAATGGCGCACCGACGGTATCGCCGTTCCGGCGCCCAGTTCCACCACCACCGGCCGCCGCGTTTTCGCCAGCCACGCCTGTTGGCGCGCGGCCTGCGCTTCCGAGTGCCGCTCCAGCCAGTCCCCATCGCCGAACATCAGGATATTCGGCCGCGCCAGGCCGCCGCAGTGAGGGCAGGTGGGCGGCGCGTTGCGCAAGCGGCACGCATCCGCATCCACTTCCGGCGCGAACGCGTCGGCCGGCCAGATATCGTCGCCGCACGGCGCCATGCACTGCAAATGATGGATGGACCCGTGGCACTCCACCACGCGCTGCGCATCGAATCCCGCCAGCTGGAACTGCCCATCCACATTGCTGGTGAAGACGCTGCAGCCATGCTCCATCCGCCCGCCCCATTCACGCAATAGTGCAAAGCCCTGATGCGGCACGGTGGCGCGGTAGAGCGCCAGACGGTGTCCGTAAAAGCCCCAGGCCAGCGCGGGATCTTGCAGGAACGCCCGCGGCGACGCGATGCTGGAAAAGTCCAGTCGTGCCCGTCCCAGCGCCGGATAGGCCTTCCAGAAACCCTCGTTGCCGCGAAAATCCGGCAGCCCCGAATCCACGCCCATGCCCGCGCCCGCCGCGACGATAAGCGCGTCCGCCTGCCCGATGAGTTGCGCCGCGTGGGCAAGCAGATAGTCAGTGGAGGACATGGTTGATGGCATAGAAATAATGATGTCACAAGCATAAAGCAGTATTACCAAATCCCAAAGCTGCTGCTATAATGCGTGCGTCTGTCGGGGCGTAGCGCAGCCTGGTAGCGTACTTGCATGGGGTGCAAGGGGTCGGAAGTTCGAATCTTCTCGCCCCGACCAGACAAATCAAAGACTTAGGCCAGCCGATGAGCTGGCCTTTTTCTTGTCTGCGAAATTTACCCCTACATTTACCCCTACAGATTGGTGGCCTTGCAAAACATCATCTGGAACCGTCTGAGCCATTACCCGTTTGCACGACTTGCAGCGATGCACTCCTCCTGCCAGCGCGCCACGTCGGCGGAATCCCAGGCGATAGCGCGCGGCCCGAGGTGGATTGGAGCAGGGAAGGCGCCAGCTTTAACCCTGCGGAGGATGGTGCTGCGCGATTGGCCTGTGGCCTCGATCACGGCGGGTAGGCGGAGAAATTTTTTGGTCATGGTCATGCGGCTTTTCCTTCCGATTTAATCTGATTCTTTTCCGTCGCGCACACGCAGCGCTTCCCGAATGCGGCGCCGAAGTCGTTGCAGATGCCGCAGGCCGCCGCCGGCGCCACGCCGGGCAGTGGCCCATACTTCGGCTTCGCTGCCTGCTTGGCGCGGATCGCGTCGACCTTCGTCCAAATCCTTGCAAGCTCTGTTTCGCCAGCGGCATGCATGCCCAACCCCTGCGCCAGGCAGAGCGCGGCCAGCGTGACCATGACTCCGCCTACCTCCTGCGCCTTCTCGCCGACGTCACGGCCGTACACGTAGTCCACCAGCTGGTGCGCCTCGCTGGCGGTGCAGCCGCACGCCTGGACCAGTTCCAGCGCCTCCTCGAGGAAGCGGTGGTTGCGCTCCTCGCGGTCGCCGGAGATCATCTCGCCGAAGCAGGCCATCATCCAGGGCTGCACGCGCGCTTGGAATGGCTCGGCTGCTGGTGGCGCGTTGGCGGCAGCGATTTTCGCCTCAATCGCTTCGATATCATTGCGGCGTTCCATCTTCCCGCGACCGCGCGGCAACCCCCAGTCCTTTTCAAGGTGATCGTCCCATTGGTCGCCGAGTATTTGGCACGCCCGCCCGAACCCGATTTTACGGCCGGTCTGCTCGAGCAGTTTCATTTCATCAGACTCATAGCTGTTCAATTCGTTCTCCCGGAATTAATCTTCGAAGGCGCGTTTAATGCCTGCGCGGTCCAGTCCTGCCGCCTTGCATCCGGCCTCGGTAGCGTGAAAATACGTGCTGCCGTTGTTCTGCGTGTGGCCCTGAGTGGCGTAGCCGGCCGCGACCAGGCGCTGCATGTGCTCGTTGTCAGCGCTGCCCGCGCAGTAGTAGTTCCGCCAGCCCCATTTGTTCTTCGGATAGCGGCCGGGAATCGCGCCCAGCATGTGGCGCAGCTTGTCCATGTCTTCAGTGGTAACGCTCATAGTTTCTTTCGCGCCCTGTGGGCGAACGGTTAGGCCGGCTCGGCGCCGACAACTTGGCCGGCGACTCGGGCGGTCGCTTTCAATTCCGCCAGAATCATTTCGGCATGCTCGTGCGACAGCGCATAGATGTAGGTGGAGAATTTCCCATCCGCCGTATCGAATTCGAGATCAAATAGCAGCCATTTCCGGCCGCTGACGTGCGCAGTGAATTTCTGTGGGATGAAGTCCATCGTGTGCCTCTCTGCCTTGGACGAATGATTAAAGGACGGACTTGCCGCGCACGTCCACGACGCCGACCTTATCTTTCAACCGGTCGACCTTTCCGCGCAGGCTCTTTTCTTCCTTCTTCAAAGCCGTCACGCGATCCTGCATGTCGCTCAGATCCCGTTTGACGCTGGCATAGTCCTGCCAGGCCCGCTGCAGCGTCTGCGCCTGGTGGAGCAGGAAGTTGAACGGGTCAAATGCCTGATCGCATCGGGCGCAGTGAATCGTTCGCTCGTGCGCGTCGATGCGCAGCTGCTCGTGGTTGCAGAAATATGGCTTCCCGGCTGGCGGCTTTTCGATCAGCAGCGTTTGCTCTGGCAGATCAGCAGGTTTGAAGGCGTGGATCACGTTGTCGTCGCTCATGGCTATTCCTCATCCCTGATGATCGGCATCCGGCGCAGCCCACCGTTGACGGCCTCACCGTGAAGGATGCCGCTGCAATCCGCGTATGCGCGCTCGCCGTTCACCCGGGCCGTTTGCATACGGCGTTTCGGGCATTCGGGATGCGAGCAGCCGTCGAAGTGACGTTCGCCGCGCTGGCAGGTGTCGCACTTTTCGCGCTTAGCCATGGTCAGCCTCCACGATATTGGAGACGACCCAAGTGCGCACAATTTCAAATCGGCGCTCGGCGGCGTTTTTCACTTCGACGCGTTTCCATTCGTTCGGATATGGCTCACCAGTGCGCACCCATTCGTGCTCGCCCACCGCCTCATCATTGATCCACATGATTTCGCGTGCCAAAGCTTCGGCGATGTTGAAGTTCGCGCCCAAAGCCTCAGAGTCGTAGGTGTCAATGCTTGCCAGGTTCAGCCCTTTGGCGTGGCCGACAACACCAAGCGCACAGAACTCGCCATCAGATTCCAGTTCGCCAGCAACTAGGCGCTTTCCCGGCATAGCGTCGAGCGCAGCCAGAAGTTCGCGCAACAGCGCCTGGCCGCGCTTGCCCTTGATAGCTGAATTGACGGCTCCACGGTAGCGAATAAGGCCCCACTGGTCATCGCAATCATCGCTGTATCCGCTGCGGCTCATTTCGTCTCCCTTGCGGCGAGGGCGACGATCTGAGCATCGATAGCCTCATCCACTGTTTCGCGGGCAAAGCGCACGCCATGGAATGCCTGCCCAACTGACAGGTAAAACGCGCAAATTCCAGGCTCGCTAATATCACGCAGCCAGCGATAGCGTTCCGCATCCAAAGACAGTGCGAAGAACTTCGCGCGCAGCCAGTCTTGCCATTCGTTATCCAAAATTGGCATGATTTCAGCAAGCTCTTCATTTACGCAAGCGCACCTTGTCTTCTCGAAAACTAAGGCGCGCTCCGCTTTTTCGGCGCGATCCATCCAATACCCACAGAGCCGATCGAATGCTTGACGTTGCTGCTCCATCGCACCATCCTGCCCTTGGCTGCTACCGGCAGCGGCGAGCGCGGCGCGCACAACATCAACGGTAGCATCAGATACCGAACCCATTATCGCGCCGTCTTTCAAGCACTTTTCAACTTGGCGCCTTTGCTCATCGTTCAGTCTGATTTGTGCGGCGCGATATACCGGGAACATATCTGCGTATTGGCCATCTGCCTTCGGTGGCTCAGTAAGAAGTGCAACTTCATAGGTTTCGCTCATGTAGCAGAATGGCTCATCACTCAGCGTGGCCGGTGCTGGCTTGGCTTCGCTCTGCGATTTCTTCGCCAGTTCTCGCACTTTATCGCACGCGAAATACCATACGTCGCCGTGCTTATGCATCGCAAGCTTGCCAAGGTCCATATTGCCCGGTGCGCTGTTATGTACGGCTCGCGCATATCCTTTGTCGAAAGCTTCTTCGATGGCTTCGCCCTGCTGCGCCTGGAGGGCTGCGCGGAGGTCGGTGGCCGCGTCGGCGTTGTAATCACGCTGTGCCTGCATGAAGCTGGCGATTTCTTCCACATATCGCATCAGCTTGTCCGATGAGAACGTGAAGCTATCACCTTCAGCCTCTTCTGACGTGCCGCTAACAATAGCGAACCTCCGCGCCATGCGGTGTATGAGGAACTTGTTAAAAGGGGCTGCGCTCATGGCTGTCCTTCCGGTGCTGCACCAGCATAAAGGTTCACGCCGTTGCGGATTTCTTCGGACGGCGGCGCATACCATTTGATGCCATTCAGAGCGCTTTCATCGGTGATGGCAACAGTTGGGGCGGCAACTGGTGCAGGCTGGCTTACAGATTTGCGGGAACGGATTTCTTCCGCAATGGCGCATCCATCAGGGTTTCCAGTGTCCCAACCATCGGCAATTTCTGCCGCGGTCTCTAGGGCATCGTTGTAGGCTTCTGCCGAAGACACGGCAGGCTGGCGCAGGGCCATGCAGGCACTTGATGGAAACTGTGCCGCAAGATGCTGCCATTGTGCATAGAATTCTTGCCCCATGCCTCGGCAAGTGGTGGCATCATAAAAATTCCCGGTGCGGAAATAGACATTTTTCGGCAGCACTGGCAGTTCCTCGCCCATGGCTGGGGCCGGGGTGGCGTCACCGTAACCGCACGAATCGCAGGGCTCACTGAGCGGCGCATTGCCGTCGCTTTCCAGGCCGCTGTAGCCCGCGTGCTGCATGCCGGTATCGTTGCAGTCTTTGCACCTTGGCGCTTCCGCCTTCGCTGGCTGTGCTGCGATGGATGCGCGCGCCGCTTGCCAAGTCTTCCACGAGAGCAGAGTATCCAAATTGACAGGCTCTCCGTCGTGCATTGGAATATAGCTGGTATATTTGTCCTCGTACCAAGCGCGCCATTCCGCCCGCTCATCCGGCGCTGCGCACTGTGCCTTAACAGCAGGTTGCGGCGCGGTAGAGCGATCACCAGTCGTGAAGGAACGCAAGCGTTTCAGGACTTCCGGCGCGTCTTTCTTCCGGCTGATCGCATAGCAAGCGGCGCCCAGCAATCCACGAGGGACCACTATCGGGTCTTCGATATCTTGCGATTCCACCTTTACCGGTAGGCTAGTGCGTACGGAATTTTCGGCTTTTTCTGCGCGATCCATCCAATACCAACAGAGCCGTTCGGACGCTCCAACAGCGGCGGCAATCGCGGCGCGGGCGAACTTGCGGAAACCTTCGCTGGGGCGCGTGCCGGGCAAGCCGTGAACCATCAGCGCATCGATTTGCGCATCCGTCAGCGCGGGCTGTGCCTGCGGGGTGTCAAGATTTTCGAGCGCGGCGCGGCTTTGGCTTATCCATGCCGCATACAGCGAGTCGAGATCATCGCCCTCTGCAGTGCAGAACGAGGACATGCTGTCTGGATCGTTGCCACACCGCTGGATTGCTTCGTCGTACGCGATGGCGGCGCGGGCGGCGCTGCGCAGTCCGACCAGTTCGGCCTCTTGTTGCTCCACCAGGGCGACCAGCTCGGAAATGGCGGCGGGATTGGCGGCGGCGATAAAATCGCGATTCGCTTCGCTGACCGTGATTGTGCAGCAGCCATCGCGGAGAATTGCGCCATGCAGGACATCGCCATCGCCGCCGCGTGCGCTGCTCAGGCGCAGATAGCTGTTGCTTGTCCACCACGCCCACTTGCCCGGCGTTGCCGCCTGCGCCAATTCCTTCAGTTTGTCGCGTTCCATCATGCCGCACTCCATTCCGAATATGCTCTGACCATGGCGCCGGAATACAAGGCCACCATCACGATCAGCAGGATGATCAGGCCCCAGTTCGGGCCGGTTTGCGGTTTGTTTTCCATTGCAGGCCTTTCGGTTGATGTTGGGTTCATGTGACCTCCTTTGCGGCTGCCCGCCTAACCCTGTCCCACGTTTTCTGGTTCATCAGCAGCACGGCGCCGCCGTTCAGACTGATGACTTGGCCGTCGGGAACGGTCTCCCAGTAGCCGAAGAAATCAGCCATCCACGCATTTGTCTTAGCGACCAGTTCAGGGTCTTGTATCCGCGCAAACTCAGGGCTGCACTGCATGCGTGGGCGCGCGGGCGAGATCTGGACCTTTGCCCCGAAGATTGAGGTCATGCTGCCCTCCGCTTCGGCGCCGCCGGCAGGTCCATCCAGGCCACAACCAGCGCCGATTCGATTGGCGTTGCATCGGCGTATCGCCAGACATCACCGTCACGGACGCCGGGCCACACTTCCTCATCCGAGAGCGCGAGCAGCACCAGGATATCGTCGTCCGGGAGGCGGTCGGCGACAGATGTCCAGCCGGTGGGCACCGAGCTGCGCAAGTCAGCGGTGGTGCCAATGCCGTCCAGCGCTTCGATTTCTTCCGTGGTCATGCCTATGCAGGCATTCCAGCACGCGGCTAGGCGTCGGGCGTCATCCCTCCTCATGCTAGCGGCGACAATCATGCCCTTTGCACTGTTGATGTCGCAAGAATACTGCCAGACGGTCACATGCAGCCGCCCCTGGGTGTGCTGGCCGCTCATGATGCCGCTCCCGGCGCCGCCGCCATGTTGCGCACGCCCTTGGTCATCGCCGGCGCAGCGCTGTCCTCGCTTGCTTCTTCCATGTTGACGTAGGCGGCCAGCAGATGCATCTGGCGGTTGGTGTCGTATGTTGCCGTGCACAAGCTTGTTAAGGCACCCAGGTCGCTTACGCCGAGCTTGGCTGCTTCTGACTTGATCTCAGCACCCAGTTCGGCCATGCGGCCAGCGAATTTATCGCCGAGGAGCGTCTGGGCGGCCGTATGCGCCTCGTACATCTTGGCTGCCACTTCCACCGTCCGGCGCGCTTTGCCGACGGTGCCGCCCAGTGCCAGCACCGTTTCGCCGCGTGTTGCGGGCGCAGGCTTCGCAACCGGTGCCGCGCCGTCCACCTCGCCACCCATCGCCTGCACCACATCAGCCAGCATCTTCGCCAGCTCGCCGGTCATCAGCGCAAAGTCGCCGTCGAAGCGCTCGTCGTCGTTGCGGGCGCTCTTGTTTTCCGTCAGCACGTCCAGCGCCCTGATCGACTTGATGGCCAGCGACTCGTCCAGCACAAAGCTGATCTTCGATTCCCAGGTCATCGCCAGGCGCGTGCACTGCTTGCCGGCGGCGATGTGTCGGCGTACGTCGTCCGCTTCCAGTGTGTGGCGCACGTACTTGACCTGGGCGCGGCTTTCGCCGGTGGCGCGCATGGTCGCATCGCGGTCGACCGTGAAGCCGGCCGGGGACTCGTCTGCTTGCAGCCATTCGGTCATCACACCCACCGGTGATCGCTGCACGCGCAGGCTTTCCAGCGGCATGCGGTCGACCGCCTTCAGCAGCAGCTTGATTACTTCATCGGCCTTACCCGGGCTGGCAGCGTCTACGACCAACCAGCCGTTGATCGGGTCGATCCAGACGGCCGTAGTGCTGGCGACGGAAAACGCCTTCGGCAGCAGTTCATCTGCTACGCGCTCGCGCAGTTCCTTCATGGCCTTCTTGCCGGGCGCGAAGCCTTGCGCTTCTTCCAGCTCGGCGCCGCGGGCCTTAGCCACCTGGTTGATAACGGTGGCGGGCAGCAGCTTCTTTTCGGTCTGAAGCTGAAGCAGCCATTGGCGGTTGACTACGTGGACCAGGTCGGCGCCGCGCGGTGCGGCCCAGCCTTGGCGCAACAGTTCGTTGCTGCTGGCGGGCGTGAAGGCGTGCGGCGCCAGGGCGGCGATCATCTGCTCGGCGGAAAACGCCCAGCCGGCGGGCACGCGGTATATTTGAGCGTTTTTGAACATGGTGGCTCCTGTGTTGTGCTTAGTCGTCGTAGCCGGGGTAGGCGGTGTCGAAGTCGTCCTCCGTGGCGCCGGCCGGGAAAATCAGTTTCGTCTTCGCGGTGTACATCTGGAACAGGCGCTTCTCGAAGGAGAAGAGTGGGCCGACAAACAGCTTGTTCTCGATGTCGTTGCCGTCGATAGTCAGGGCCCAGACTTCACCGCCGTTCCGGGTGCGCAGGCGGATGGCGCAGCTGTATTTGCTCGTGGCGCGCTCTTTGTCGATGAAGATGTCGGCGTAACCATCGCTGCTATCGGAATGCTGAATGTGCAGCGTGAATTCTTGGCCGCGCAGATCATCCGCGTCGTACTGATCCATGCGGTGCGTCACGAATTCGGCCAGCAGATTCTCGAGCGTGATCTCGGCTGGCGCCGGCGACAGCATCTCGGAGATGTCCTTATCCAGCAGTTCGGTGAACTGCTCGGTCATTGCGGCGCCAACGCGCTTCTGGATGATCTTGCCGACCAGGTCGCGGTAGGACGGCAGGTCGATGCCGGATAGGTTCACGTCAATGAGGCTGGCGACCTTCGCCTTGATGGCCTTGTTGAAGTCGCTGCTGTAGGTGAACTGGTCGGCAATGGCGGAAGTGACGGCCTTTGCTATGTGCGTCTCGATTGCCTGCTCGATGGTGCCGGATATAACCACGTTTTCGAATGCTGCGGCTACTGCGTTTTTCAGTGCGTCCATGATTTTCCTTATTTGGTGGCAGATCTGATGGATGGTCCGGTATGGCTGAACATTGCTTTGTAGGAGGAGAGCGCCTGGCTGCGGTCATACCCGCCGACCTCATGCTGGCGCAGGCGCTGGTGGTACCGCCGCCGGCCGTAGGCGCCGACGGAGACATGGTTTGGCCAGACGACGTAGCCGAGGAAGGGCACGCCGTCGGACACCGGTGCCAGGCGCACCTTTTTCGGATGGATGGTCAGACCGTCGGCTGCCAGGCGCTCGACGATTGCGGCACTGATCGCCATCAGCTGCTCGCGGGATTCGCCCACGATCACCATGTCGTCCACGTACCGGACGTAGTGGCGAACGCGCAGCACTTCCTTCACCCAATGGTCGAAATCGTTCAAGTAGACGTTTGCGAAAAGCTGGCTGCTCAAGTTTCCGATGGGCATCCCCTTGTCCCGGGTGCGCCGATAGACGCTCGTGGCCGGGAATAAGTGATCATGCTCATCGCCCGACCGGAACGAGTCCACCAGGCTCACCAACAGCGTGCGGATGTCCTGGTCGCCGATGTAGCGCAGGACCCGCGCCTTCAAGAGAGAATGATTCACCGAATAGAAATACTTCGAAATGTCCAGCTGCAATACCCACTTCGCATCCCGCGCGCGGGCGAAGCCGGCCACCCGGCGCACCGCAGCGTGCGTGCCGCGGCCCGGCAGGTTGCCGTATGTGTCCGCGATAAAGCGCGGCTGCCAGATTGGCAGCATGTAGTCGTAAAGCATCCAGTGGACGATTCGGTCCTTCATCGGCGCATCCACGACGTGGCGGAACTTCTTCTCGCGCACCACGAACGTCTTGTACGGCCCGAAGGTGTACCGGCGTTCGCGCAGCTGCTGCTGGATGCTGGCAAGGTAGCGGAGTGGATCGTCGCCGAAGCGCTGCACGCGCGGGCTCTTGGACTTGTTTTTCCTGGCTTTCAGCCAGCAGCCGAACAGGCTGGACAGGTCGGTCATGCGGTGGAACTGTGCTGGCGCTGGGCCGCTTTCCGCTGCGGCACTCGGAAGCCCCGCAGCGGTCTTCGGTTTGGCGCTGGGCCGTGCTTTCGGGTTTATCCCAGGAGCTGATCGACCAAGAATTGGCTTTCCGTGAGCGGGCTCAGCGTCTAAGCATATAATTTTTGGGTCAGCGGAAGCCGACATTGTCGTTGGCGTTGGACGGATTCGCGTTGTTGAGCCTGAACACGCCGGCGTTGTCGCCGTCGTTCCAGTAGCCGCCGCGGATGAGCGCATTGCCGGACCTACCAGACCACCCCCTTCGTTGATCATGATGCTGCCTTTCCGGCGCGCAGCAGGCCGCCGACCAGGCGGCCAAGCTCAACGGCTAAGCCAGCGCGATGGTCGAACGCAAGTTTGAGCTTGCTTAGCCGTGGAGCCTGGGTCAGGTAGTGCTTGAGCAGATCGATGTCGGCCGAGATGGAGTGCAGCACCGCCCGGCGGTCCGCCGCTGTCCCGTAGGCGTAGACGTTGCCCATGACACGTGCCATGCACGCGCGCACGTTCTCGCCGAAGGTGGCGCGCAGGTCGCGTGGCATCTTGATGATGTCGTGCAGCAGCTGCGTGTCCAGGTCCTGGGCTTGTGTCTTCAGCTTAAAGCCGGCGCTGTCGGGGTTGGCCAGCATCTGTTTCGTCGCAGCCTGGTTGACCTCACCTCGGGCTCGCAGGTCTGCGATCACTTGCTGAACAATTTTGTCGGAGACTGCATTGAGCACTGAAGCATTGGCGCCGGCCTGGTCGGAAACGTAAAGCGTGTAGCCTTCGGCGCGGCTGCCGAGGTAGACCACGTACGGAATCTGGAATTCTTCCACCATGGACCACAGCCGCTTTTTGAAATTCCCGGCGGGGAAGCCCACGCGAATGTGTGGCGCGTCGCTGGTATTGACCAGTTTCAGCTGGTAGCCCTTGAGGGTATTGAGTGCGTGCGCGGTGCGATCGTAGCCGTGCAGGAAGCGGCCGACTTGCACCAGTACGAGGTGGCCGGGATGCTTCTGCTCCAGCTGGGCCGAGACGTCGGCCATCGGATCTTCCTGGCCAAGGCCGACCTCGATTCCACGATATGCGCGAATCGAGAACTGGCCCATCTCGGCCTGTGTCGGCACTTGCGATTCGGTTTTCGGCATTTTCGTCCTGCCTATTCAATATTGAGAGGCCCGGTCACCGCTGCGCAGTGACCGGGAACCAGTGACCTGGGACCAGAGACCTACAGGGGTTTGGTGCAGCGGAAGCCGACAAGGTCGTAGGCGTAGGACGGAGACGCGTGGTCGAGCCTGAACACGCCGGCGTAGTCGCCGTCGCCCCAGTAGCCGCCGCGGATGAGCGCAGTGCCGGACCAGTTGGCGCCGGCACGAGGCCGCCAGCCCATGCCACGTTCCATGGACGCATACGGCGCCGTGGCGATCGACGGCGAGTCGGCGGCAAAGGCCTGCGAGATCAGGCCATTGGCGTCGCCCTGGACGTCATCGAAGACCCAGGTAAAGGCGTTGCCTGCAGCGTCCACCACGGTCTGGTCGTCATCCAGGTAGAAGGCGCGGCGCTCGGAAGGGTCACGTGAAACGAAATCGCCGGCGTACGGTTCATCAACGTCGTCCAGGTCGAGGCGCAGGCCTTGGAACATGCTGCCCTCGCCGACGATTCCACTGACCCAGTTCGCCCGCTGCAGGAACAAGTTGAACGCCAGCGACAGCGCCTGGGTCTCGGTGATCAGCGCGAAGCCGGCATCGGCGCAGGCCTGGCGCGCATCGGAGTAGTTGATATCGACCCAGGGCTTGCCGGTGGCGCTTACAACAGCTTTGCCGTCTGCACCCTCCGAGCACAGGTACTGGCCGGCTTGGAAGGCTGGTACGACAATGCTCGGGCGCGTAACCACGCCTCCGACAATCACGCACGGCAGCGTGGTTTCGGGCACGGTGACGAACAGGTTTTTCTCGATTTCCGCTACTGCGTGCTGCTCGGTATGGGTTGCTGTGTTCATGATGCTCCTTGGATGGGTGTAAGGACTTCAACTTGCTGCTGGATCGAACTGCGGGCGAGGATCAGGGCGGCTCGCCTGTGTAATTCACTCGAATCATTTCGGCTCCTTCGGCCTTGGCGCGCGCCGCGCGTCGGCCAGCATGCGGTCCGCGACAGCCTGCAGACGGTCGCGGTCTTCAACCGCCGATTCGTTGGCGCGAAAACTCTTGCTGGACCGCAGGCTGGACCTCGTTCGGCACTGGCGCACTGCAGCTCGATCCAGGCGTGCCAGTCGTTGTTCCTCGGTTTCGGTTTGCATGCGCCCTCCGCAGCAATTTGGCGGCCCGCGCCGTAGCGCTGGCCAATCGGATTGAATGGCTGAATGTGTGGCCGGCGCACCAAGTGCTCCAGGCCGAGCGGATTACGGATGCCATGCCGCATTCACTTCCTGCAGGGCGACCAGCACCTGCTGCTGCGCCTCGTCATCGCTGCGCGCGGCATCTACATAGAACAGCCCCAGCAGGCTAAAGGCGGCGAGGACGCGGATCCATGGGCGCCAGCTCATGGCAGACTCGCGATGGCGGCGCCGACCACATCGGCCAGCCATTCAGCCAGCGCGAGCAGCAGCATCACGGCCGTGATCAGGACGCTGCCGTTGCGCTCGCACCAGCCGCCGCGCGCTCCGAACACGATCCGCGCGCTCACGACACAACTCCCGACCGGCCCGCCAACTGCATAGCGCCACAGCGGAAGTAGTCATCCGCGCGGTGAGCGCCTGCAGGCATTTGCTCCGGCGCGTCCAGGCTACCGTCGTTCAGGACGGATTCGAGTCCGCTGTCCTGGTAGCGGAAGTGCAGCTGGTCGCTTACACGCAACCGGGAGTTCCTTCCACCGGTGGCGAGGCGCAGCTTTGAAGCGTGGTTTGCGTGCATCACGATCTCCTGGTGCTAACGTGAGCGAACATTGGGCGTGCCGATCAGGCCCCAGCCGAGCTGGCGGCGAACTTCTTCAGGCGCTGGTGGCGGCAGGCGGGACAGTAAGCGCTGCTTTGTCCAGATGCGGACTTGCTCTTTGGTTGGGTGATTAACTGTTGCCATGACTATCTCCAAGGAATGGCCGCCGCTGCGCGGTGGCCGGTTACCCGTGACCTGGGGCCAGAGACCTACAGGGTTTTGGTGCAGCGGAAGCCGACAAAGTCGACGGCGTAGGACGGAGTCGCGTAGCCGAGCCTGAACACGCCGGCGACGTCGCCGTCGTTCCAGTAGCCGCCGCGGATGAGCGCACCGCCGGACCAGTCGCGGGCCCCGTCAGGGCGCCAGCCCATGCCGAACTGGCCAGAGGCGTATGGGGCGACGATCAGGGATGGGGAGTCGTCAGCGAGGCGCGTGCACAGGCCATTGCTGTCGCCCTGGACGTCGTCGGAGGTCCAGGTGTAGATGTTGCCGGCTAGGCCGTAGACCTTTTCGCCGTTGGTCAGCACGTGCCAGCTGCGTTCTTCGGGATCATCACTCACGTAGTCAGCCGTCTGTGCGCTGCGCACCGTGCCCTTGTGCAGCCCCTGGAAGACCTTGCCGATGCCGACGGCGCCACCGGTCCAGTTTTCGGCCTGCTGGACTACATGCAGACGGATGGCAAGCTCCTGTGACTCGCGCGCCAGCTCGTAGCCGACCGCCGAGCACGCAGCTGCTGCAGCGTTGAAGTTCACGTTCACCCATGGCTTCGCCGAGGCGCTCAGCTGGAGCGCACCGTTATCGTCTTTCGACGCGGGGTACTTGGCGTATTTGAAGGCGGGAACGATGCGACCATTCGGCAGCAACGTCTCAGGCACGGTGACGAAGTGCTCGTCGGAGACCAGGCCCAGGTTGGACATCAGCGAGGGCGATCCGGACACGACGCGCTTCTCGGCGTCGAGAACGATCAGATGCAGGCCGGATGTGGCATGGCGGAACTTGGTGAAGCCCTCCCAGGCGCTTTCCACGGCCAGGCCGGTGATATTGCGGTCGTTCAGGCGCGCAGTGAAGGTGCGCTCCTCGATCAGTTCCAGTGCTGCAGGTTGGTTCATCGCTGTCTCCATCGGGTGATTGCTGCGTCGATGAAGATATTAAACACCATGTTTAAAACTAATGCAAACACTATGTTTAAAAAGATGCGATTTTTTGCAAAACCGGGGCAGTGAGGCGAAAAAAAAGCCCGCGCGAGGCGGGCGTGGCACGGGGTGACGAATTAAGGCGACGCCAGCCGGTGGGAGGTAAGTTGTCTGCGCGTCATCTATTGCGGCCCGGCGCTCCGAGCTGCCAGTATGCCGCGGTCAAACGCGCTGGAAGTTTGCGGCTCTGATTCTATGAATGACCGCTCCGTAGGATCGGCTTTATTCCAATAGGCCATGCCCGCCTGGAAATGTGCTTCTTGTCGCGCGGCATGCCATTTCGAAAAAAATGAAAGCGGCTTAGTGGATGGGCCGTCTGCGCAACTGGGTGAACTGAGATCGGGCCCGGCGTTTATGTTGAAAGCCTTCTTCATGACGTGCCCTCAAATAGTAATAGATGAGCTAACATATTAATGGACAATTGTTACTGGAAAACTATCCAATTGTTGCACTCATATACGATCTGATTCCTTGCGGACTACGCGGCCGACGATGATGCATTCTCCATTGCGGCACCGCTTGCGTGAGTACATGCGCTGGTCGGAGTTATCCGAAACCAGCCACCAGTCTCCCTGGTCGCGTACCAGGCGCTTGATCACCGCCTCGCCCTCATAGTTGAACGCGTACACGGCGCCATCCTCCATACGCGTGTCAGCCGTGTTCACGATGACATGGTCGCCCTCGTAGAGGTTCGGCTCCATGCTTTCGCCTCTCACCGATAGGGCGATGAGCTTCGCAGGGTAGTAGCCGTTACGGTCCACCCAGTACTTCGGCACGCTTTGCCGGCCGCCCTCGCGGTTATCAGGGGAGGTTTGGAATCCGGTGATGCCGGCTTGCAGCTGCAGCTTCACTTTCTGGATTTGATAGAAACCAGGGTCGCCATCTTCCGCGACCACCACGGGGATGTAGTTGGCCAAGCCTGGCCCGACCATGTCGCCCACGCCATCGCGAAGCCAGATGGCATTGCACCCGATCACCTCCTGCGCGCTGAGCAACCCATCGCTGGAGATGCCGCGCACCTCCCAGTTGTTCACCGTCTGCGGAGACACATTTAACAATTTGGCGACCGCACTTTGTCCTTCTGCATGGCGCAGCTCGGCAGCGGCCTGATAGAGGCGCGTCATTTGTGGGTGCATACCAACCCCATTCTCAGTATTTTTCATAGCCTCAATGATCCCTGAACTAAACAAAATGTTGTTAAACATAGTGTTTGCGTTTTTCTTAAACATGGTGTGTAATGTGGATATGGACGAGAAAAACCAAATTCAGGCCGACAAGGAGCTTATCGAGTCTTTGGGCGGACCTACCAGGCTGGCCGAGCTGCTCGGCTTCGACAAGGCAAAGGGCGGCGTGCAGCGCGTCCAAAACTGGATGACACGCGGCATTCCTGCGAGGGAAAAGCTGGCGCGGCCGGAGATTTTTCTTCAGCAGTTGGGCCGCGCCGGGCCAGGCACAGCCGACGTCGCCCCGGCCACCGTGGCCGACTAACCGAATTCACAAGCGCATCACCCGTTTCACCTGAACGCCTGCAACCCCACCCTTAGGAGAACCAGCATGAAGACGAGTAGCAAAGCCCCGCGCAATGTCGTTGTTAAAGCCCTTCTTAACCCGGACGAGTTCTTGGATTTTCGTAATGCGTGTGCTGAATCCGATGTTTCGCATAGCAAGGCGCTCCGTGAGTTGGTGAGGGGCTTTGTTGCCCGCTGTAGGAATAGTAGTGGACCTCCTGCCAAGAAGGAATGGCCAAGTGCTGGCCAGAACATGGCCATGTTGATCACCGCGCGCCGGAGCTTGTTTGGCCCGCAGATGATCCCCCAACGTCTTTGACGGCCGCCTGTGCTACCGCGTCGGCACGGACGGGACCGTGCAACAGGAATGATTTTTAACGGAGTAACTGATGAAAAACATAGTGAACTGGACCCAATACATCGCCGTGCAGGTCGTGTTCTTTGCCTGCTTGTACGCGTGGAAGGTTGATCACATTGAAGGCGCGGGCGACGTGCTGCAGAGCTTGCTGTGGGTGCTTGCCTTCGCGGGCATCGCGCTGGGGTTCTCGGATCCGCGCGGGGAAATCCAGCCGCGAAGCCATCTGCGGGGGATTGTTGGCACCGTCAATTCCACCGTGCTGCTGACCATCCTCACCTGGTACGGCCATTTCATCCTCGTCATTTTCTACGCGCTGGGCCTGCTTGGCGCGAAGGTCTACCGCGACCAGTTCGGTGCCGACGGCAAGCCGCTGCCGGTCGCCACGCCGGCGCACGCCGAATCGTAGCAACTCTCAATTTCACAACCACCAAGGAGAACCCCATGGAGACACCGCCATGAGCGAGCAGCACGCGCCACAGGAGCAGGACACTGCAACGCTGCCAATCCAGCCAGGCCACGTCATGGCCCGCGAGCACTACGAGCGCCTGGCGCGTGAGGCCGCGCAGCAGCAGAAATGAAAAAGGGCCGGCATGCAGGCCGGCCCAGTCTGAAACAGTAACCAGAGAGGTCACCCACGATGCTACCACAGCAGCCGACTCCAAGCCCCCGAGCCAGCACGCCAACTGAGCGAATTATCAAAAGCGTCTTCGATTGGCGCAACAAGGACAAGGACGCCATCGCGGCGAAGGGTGACCGCGATGCGCAGCGTGCGGAGTACCGCGCGCGCAACGAAATGCGCGAGGCGGTTGATGTCGCGCAACGCAAACAGGGTGACCAGCCATGACGGGCCGCCCAAACCCAATTCCGCTGGAGCAGGCCCTCGATATGGTCGAAGCCTTCGTGCGTGCACGCCGGCAAGTGAGGTTGGCCGATCTGGCTGCCGCCATGGACCTGGGCATCAGCACCGTTCGGCACTATGCACGCGAGCTGGAACTCGATGGCCGGCTGCACAAGGTCAAACCATTCGGCGTAGGCCTGCCGCGCAGCGCCGTATGGGCAGCAGGGCCGGCGCCATTTGTCGAAGAACCTGCCGAGCACGAGGCCGTCCACGTCATGGTGCAGAAATGGAAGGCTGGGCCGACGCGTACCAGCTGGCTGGAAGCGCATTTCTTCGGCCGCGTTGCTGCGCATGGAGCACGGGCATGAAGGCCATTGACCTATTCTCCGGCGCGGGCGGATTCTCGACCGGCGCTCGCATGGCCGGAATCGACGTGGTGTGGGCAGCCAATCACTGGCCGGCCGCCGTCGCGATCCACTCGCAGAACCACCCTGGCGCCGCCCACCTGTGCCAGGACCTGCACCAGGCAAACTGGCTTGACGTGCCCGCGCACGACATCCTGCTGGCGTCACCCTGCTGCCAGGGTCACAGCAAGGCGCGCGGCAAGGCCAGCGGCAACCCGCAGCACGACGCCAGCCGGTCCACCGCATGGGCCGTCGTCTCGGCCGCCGAATACCACCGGCCCGCCTTCGCCGTCATCGAGAACGTGCCCGAGTTCACGCGCTGGGCGCTTTACCCGGCCTGGTGCGCGGCGATGGGTGCCCTAGGCTATGCGCTGACGCCCATGATCGTCGACGCCGCCGACCACGGCGCGCCCCAGCATCGCGAACGCCTTTTCATCGTCGCGGTCCGAGCCAAGCATCCGCTGATGATTCACTTGGATAAGCGCGCGTATGTCCCGGCCAGCAGCTTCATCGACTTCGGCGTCGGCAAGTGGTCGCTGGTCGACAAGCCGGGTCGCGCCGCCGCGACGCTGCGCCGGGTCCAGGCAGGCCGCCGCGCGCACGGGAATCGCTTCGTCATGCCGTACTACGGTGGCGGGTCCGGCCTGACGGGTCGCTGCCTAAGCAGGCCACTGGGCACGATCACCACCCGCGACCGTTGGGGTGTTGTCGACGGCGACCGCACGCGCATGCTCACCACTCAGGAGTGCCGCGCCGCGATGGGTTTCCCCGATGACTACATCCTGCCGGCGGCGCACCGCGATGCTGTTCACATGCTCGGTAACGCCGTTTGCCCGCCGCCCGCGCGGGACGTCATCACAGCTATGTTGGAGGCAGCATGACCACCAATCCTTTGCAAGGCAACGTCCTCGCCGACAAGGTCATCGCCGCGGCGCTGTACAACATCGATGCGCACCTGGCGCGCCTACAGGCGAAGGCGGCCATCGCTGCTGCAGCCCAGGCCATGCCAATGGCTGATCGCCGGCCGCTGCTTGACGGGAGCGCACCATGATCCAGCGCCATGCCATGCCCACCGGCGCCCCAATGATCACCGCGCGCTGCATACACGCACATATGCAGTATGCCGCGAAACTCGAATTCGCGTTCCTGATGCTGAAGCTGGGCGTGAGGACGGTGGCATGAACCAGGCTGACATTTTCTCAGCCGGCGCCCGGGTCCTGCCGCCGGAAATCTCCGATCTGATCGCGCGCGGCGCCATCTTCGTGATCAATCACAGTGGCGGCAAAGATTCGCAGGCCATGTACTTGATGCTGCGCCAGCACGTGCCGGCCAGTCAGCGCATCCTCGTGCACGCTGACCTGGGAGAAGTCGAGTGGTCCGGCGCAGTCGACCAGATCCGCACCACTACCGACGGTGAGCCTCTGCATATCTGCCGGTCCCGGCGCGGCCTGCTGCAGATGATCCGTGAGCGCGGCATGTTCCCGAGCCCAAGCCAGCGCCAGTGCACATCTGACCTGAAGCGCGGGCCGATCGAGCGGACTATCCGCCAGCTCGGCGTCAAGCTGATCGTGAACTGCATGGGCATGCGCGCCGAGGAGTCATCCGGCCGCGCCAAGCTGACGCCGTTCAAGCTCAACGCGCGCAATAGCCGCGCTGGCCGGAAATGGTACGACTGGCTGCCGATCCACGACCTGACCACCGATGAGGTGTTCGCTACCATCGCTGCAGCCGGCCAGCGCCCGCACTGGGTCTACGCCGCTGGCATGTCGCGCTTCAGCTGCTGCTTTTGCATCATGAGCAGCAAAGCCGACCTGACTACGGCCGCGCGCCTGAATCCGGCGTTGTACCGTACCTACGTCGAGCTGGAGCGCAGCACCGGCCAAGTAATGCTGATGCCATCGAAGAAGTATGGGCGGCAGACCCTGGAGCAAGTGACCGGAGTTGCGGTTCAGGCGCTTGAAGGGAGTGCAGCGTGACCTCACCAAGCCTAGTCACCAGTCTGGATCAGCTTCAGCGCTCCCTCTGGCCCACCTACGTTCTCAAGCTTATTCCGGTACCCACATCGTGGGCAGAGGAAGTAGCAGCCGAAGTGATCGATGGCGGGCTCAACCTCGGAAAATTTCAGGTCTGCGGTGCATCGCTTGCAGGTCCACATGGTGCGCCTCCATGCAAAAAGGGAATCCTATCATGATCTACGACCTCGCCCGCACAGAGCGCCAGCACCGCGCCATCCAGGCCGACACTAAGCCGCCACTGCATTTCGCCATGCGCACCTGCACCGGTGAGTGCCGCCGGCAGCGCTCGGTCGGGCAGTTCAGGGCTGGTAGCACGGTGTGCATGCGCTGCACGCGGAGGCAGGCATGACGCTGAGTTTAGAAGTCGTCCGTTCCGAGCATGATTGTCGGTGGATGGTTGGCGCATCTGGCGTGGGCCAATGCCGCTTCGCGGATCTTGTCCAGATGGATCGAGAAAATTTCCATAAGCGACAAGTCCCCGGGGCCTGCCAACAAGAGGAGCGCGCTTCGGGATACTCGGCCTGGCCAGGTTCGCCCATTCAGCCGGACCCGGAAGGCGATGCAGTCATTGCCAGTTTCAATGGGTCGATCGATCTGGCCCAGATGGTTGTCGATGAATTCTCGCGCACGCGTTATCGCGTCTTCGGTCGCGAAGTTCTGCAGGACATGCCCCTCAGGAGTCACGCCGCGCTCAATAGTTGCTTGGCTTTTATCTGCCACGCGATAGTGACCGAGCCAGCCTGCACGAAGCGCCGAATATTCGACCTTCACATCGATAACGTGCTCCCTGTACGGGACGGTTTCCTCGGAATGATTCATGGCGCCCACCTTGTGAAAAAGGCAAGTATAGCATGAGGCGCCCGTCCCTCAATCGCAGCGCCACGCCAATGAAACGTACCGCAATCGCGCGCGGCGAGCGCATCGAGGCCCGCGAGGTGTCGAAGCTACCCATGCCGGCGCGGAAGGCTACACTGAAGTCCAAGGGGCCACGCATGACGCCGATCCGGAAATCCGCACGCGACGAAGAATGCACGCTGCGCTTCCCGGTATGCAATGGCGACACGAAAACGACCGTATGGGCGCACTCGAATAACTACCAGGACGGCAAGGGCGGCAGCATCAAGGCGCGCGACGAAGAGGGTTGCTATGCCTGCTTTGCATGTCACTCGTGGCTTGATGGTGGCTACGCCGGCCATATGCTGCGCGAGACCGTTGAAGTATTTTTCAATCTGGCACGCATCAACAGCCAGGCCATTTTACGTAGGAAGGGATTGATGAAATGAACCTCGAATTTATCGCTCTGGGGGGGGGCTTGATCATGGGCGCCTTCTGCGTGTACGGCATCAGCCACAGCATCTGCAAGGCCAATGCCGCCAAAAAAGTTGCTCCGTACGAGACGGTGGACGGCGAGCGTCGCTACTTCACTCCAACGGAATGGGCTACCCGCCGCGACGCGCTGGCCGATCAGCTCTTCGGCGACGGCAAGAGGCCCGTCAAGGTCAGTCCGGAATTCGATGCCCCGCAGTTCTGCGCCGACTGGCTGGGCACCAATCCCGCACAGGTACGCAACCCGGTCGTGATGGTGCGCGGGATCAAGCGGGACAAGCACGGGCAAGTGGTTAAAAAGAACGGTGCGGAAGTGGAGACCTGGCTGAATTATTCCGCCGAGTGCGAGCGCCTCGGCATCAAGGAGACCTGACATGAACGACCAACAAATCTACGCCCTGATGGCCAAGACCCCGAAAATCCGCGCGGTGCAGATCGCCGACGCGCTGGATGTGGATCTCGAGGATGTGAACGAGAAGCTGCGCTTCCTGGTGAGCATGGGGGATATCGTACAGTCCAACGGATTTTCGCCTAACGGCCACGCCGCTCAAGTCTATGACTTGAGCGAGAAATCGCGCTCGCGCCAAGGTATCGCGCCACTGCCCGCGATCCAGCCGCCAGCGACCGAGCAGTCGGTGGCGTCAGTCGAAGCGCCCATGATGGCGCCGACACCCAGCGCTGCACCATCGGCCGCGCCAGCAGCGTCCATCTCGCCAACCAGCGACGAGCCCGGCCGCGCCGCGCGCGCCCTGGCCTTTATCGAAACGCACGGTAGCGCAACGGACGCCCAGCTGCGCGCCATCATGGGACTAAAGGACGACGTTTTCCCATCCTCCTACCTGAATATGGCCGTGAAGGCTGGCAAGGTCGTGAAGGTCGGCCGCGAGTGGAAGATCGGAGACGGCCGGCCGCTACGCCCGCTGAAGCGACAGCCAGCCTTCGGCGTGCCGCTGAACCTGCCGGGTGCCTCGCCGTTCGATGTGCCAACCCCACCGCCGGCGGCGCCAAAGGTAAAGCGTCAGACGGCCGCACCCGTGCCGACCGAGGCGCCAACACCGGCCCCACCAGCCGCGCCGGCGCAACCGCTGCGCTGCGGCGTTTGGTTGGACGGTATGTTCGAACTGCGCCGAGGCAGCGTTACGACGGAGTTGACCCAGGCCGAAGCGCAGGTGCTGCGCGCATTCCTGAATCGCGTGCTGCCGGCTGAGGAATCAGCGTGACCTTCACAAGAAGCGAGAATTGACGTGGCCCGCGCACGAAATATAAAACCCAAGTTTTTCACCAATGAAGAATTGGTGGAACTGCCATTCGGCACGCGTCTGTTGTTTATCGGCCTCTGGACCATCGCTGACCGCGAAGGTCGCATGGAGGACCGGCCGAAGAAGATCAAGATGGAACTGTTCCCGGCGGACGACTTCAATATCGATGCCGCCCTCAATGAGTTGCAAGCGTCAGGTTTCGTGGCCCGCTACGAGCATAACGGATCGAACTACATCCAAGTGCTGAATTTCTGCAAGCATCAAAACCCGCATAGGGATGAGCGTGCCAGCACCATACCAGCACTGTGCGCGCACAGTGCAAGCACGGTGGTTGAACCTGAGTCGCACCCTGCCGCTCCGGCTGATTCTCCGATTGCTGATTCTCCGATACCTGATACCGGATCCCTGAACCCAGAAGCGTCCGTCGCGCCAAGCGCTCCGGCGGACGCGCGGGTGACAGCTGCCGACTTGAGCATCGCCATGCGCAAAGCCGGCGTACAGGCCCAGTCCGCCGATCCTCGCCTGATCGCGCTAGCAGCTCAGGGCGTGCAGGCGGAGACCGCCACGGCCGCCTGTGCCGTGGCGGTGGAAGCCCAGGGTGTGGGAAAGGTCAAGCCCGGCTACGTGTTCGCGATTCTTGAACGCTGGGCGGCAGAGGCCGCGACCTTGAAGGTGACCGGCGCAGCGCCACCACCGGCGCGCGCTGCACCACCGGGCCGCGTGTCGCGACACGTTGGATTCGACAAACTGGACTACTCTGAGGGCATTGAAAATGGACGAATTACGTAGGACCACAATCACCACGGAGACGCGTGCGGCTGATTGCGAGACCCACGGTGGATACGAGAGCACCGCCTTTAAGCTCGGCGCACGCATCATGCATTGGTCCTCCTGCCCGGCATGCGCTGGTGAGGCGCGCGCCGTGGAGATCGCGAAAGCTGCGCAGGAAGAGGCGGCTGTGCGCCAGCGGCAGCTTGAGACACGCTTGAGCCAGTCCGGCATACCGCAGCGGTACCGCAGCAAGAGCTTCGCGAATTTTGTTGCGACGGATGACGCGATGGAGCAAGCGCTGGCGACCGCGATGCGGTTCGCGCAGGATTTCGACCAGCATTTCGAGAAGGGCACGTTCATGGTCTTTTCCGGGCCGCCCGGCACCGGAAAGAGCCATCTGGCGACCGCTATCGCCCAGGCCGTGCTGGCGGGCGGCACGGCGATGTACACGTCGGCCATCGACGCTGTGCGCTTGATTCGCGATACCTGGCGCCGCAACTCGGAGCGCACCGAGTCACAGGTGCTCGCCATGCTTGCTTCCATCGATCTGCTGATCCTCGATGAGGTGGGCGTGCAGTACGGCACCGAGGCGGAGCAGGTGAACCTGTTCGACATCATCGATAAGCGCTACCGCGACAAGATGCCGACCATCCTGCTGACGAACCAGAATCGTCCGGGCCTGAAGCAGTTCCTCGGCGACCGCAGTTTCGACCGGCTGCGCGAAGGTGGAATCTGGGTCACGTTCGACTGGGGCTCGCAGCGCGGCGCGGTGCCGGCATGAACTGCCTCGGCTGCTCCCGCATGAACCTTCAGACCTACCCGAAGCACGCCGCGGTCGGCTTCGGCCACTGCCCGCTGGATATGGCCGGCGTCTTCAATAATTTGCGCATGGAGCGCCAGTGCAAGTCGTTCACGGCGGCGACGGCCGACGTGGTGGCCGCGCGCATCACATGGGACGAAAAGCGCCGAGGCGGGCAGGGCGGCAACACCGGTGCGGTGGGACCTACTGTTTCCACCATCTGACCGAGTCCCAACCGATCACAATTAAACCAGGTGCATCCTTGATAAATAGTGAAATCATGAAAGCAGCGAACATTCGACTGGCCACACTCCTTGGCTGGACCAGCCTCTTTGCCATCGGTGGGGCGCTACTCGGCACGCCGCCGGCCGGCCTGCCGAGTAGCCGCGGTCAGGCGCTGGTGCCGGACTGGTGTGGCGGTTGGGCGGCCGCCGGCGCGCTGATCGGCGCGCATGGCATCGATCTGGAGTGGGTGAATGGTGACACCGCCGTGACGGCGCTGGTGAATACATGCCAGATGTACGAGAAATTCACCGAGCAGCTGGCGGACCATGCGACGCCTGACGATGCCGTTCGGCTCGCGGTCGTTCGCGCGGTAACGGCGATGTTGGAGCAGCGGTCATGACGGGCATCGCCTGGAGGAAACCCGGCGCCGCCAAGAAGAAGCCGAAATACGGCAACTCGAAGGTGACATTGAACGGCGAGAAATTCGATTCGCGGGCCGAACTGGCGCGCTACCAGGTGCTGCTCAAGCTGCAGCACGCTGGCGGAATCAGCCAGCTCACCCGTCAGGTGTCGTTCGTGCTGGCGCCGAAGGCAGTCGTGGGCGGCAAGCTGAAGCGCAGCCTGATCTACCGGGCCGACTTCCAGTACCGCGACCACGCGACCGGGCGCATGGTGGTGGAGGACGTGAAGGGGATGCTGACCGAGGCCTATAAGATTAAGCGGCACTTGATGAAGACCCTGCACGGCATCGACATCCTGGAGACGTCATGAGCGTGGACGTGTTCAAGCCTGGCAAGTCGAAGGTCTGGCATTACCGGTTCCAGGTGGGTGGCGTGCGCGTGCAGCGCAGCACGAAGTTGCGGGAGAAGGGCGCGGCCGAGAAGGTGGCCGAGCGGGCCTACTCGAACGCCGTAGAGCGCGCCAACGGCGGCAAGGTGATTCCGACGCTGGGTGAACTCTTCGCCGAGTGGGAGCAAGTGCGCGCCCCGGTGGCCAGCGCGGCACACCGCAAGGCGGTGGATGTAGTGCGGCGTCTGCACATGTACGACCTGGCCGACCTGCCGCTAAGCGCGCTTACCACCATCAGGATGGAGCGAGCCCGGAATCTGCACCTGCAGGATCACAAGCCCGCCTCCGTCAATCACTGGCTGCGGGTTATGAAGTTGATGGTCAACTGGGCGGTGGCGCGTGAGATTTTGCCGCGTCTGCCGTGGAAGTTGGCATTGATGAAAGTCCAGAAGCGACCACGCACCATTCTTCCGTTGGATGTGGCCATGGCGTGGTTCACCGAGGTCGACGCCGCCACTCCGCGTACACCATTTGTGGCCACTGCCATCCGGCTGATGTTTGGCGCCGGCTTGCGCGAAAGCGAGGCGGCCAGTGCGCGATGGGAGTGGCTCGACTGGGAGCGTTGCACCTATACCCCTGGGGTGACCAAGGGCCGCGAAGCAGAACCTATCCCGCTGCCACAGTGGTTGCTCGACCACCTGACGCCGCGGCGCCAATCAGAGGGCTTGATCGCGCCGCGCGCTGATGGCACACAACTACCGGCTGGGTTCGCGCGCAGCACCATGGTGATCGCGAACATGAAGTGCCGGACCAAGGGCATCACGCCACACCGCCTACGCGGCAGCTTCGCCACACTGCTCTCGGAGAATGGCGCGAACATTCAGACCATCCAGGCGGTGATGCGGCACAAGAGTCACACCACGACCATGACCTATTTGGAAAAGGACATGAGCAAGGTGTCTGCAGCCCAATCGAAAATAGCCGGAAAAATCGGGTTCGCAGGGCGAGAAAATGGCGAGTGACTTCAAAGCGAGCCATATAGATATTGAATCTCCTGATGACTAGTGGTCATCAGTAAAAGACGAAGATGCCGAGCGCGTCCGCCAGGCGCAGGCGATTGCCGTACTGGCGCGACAGGTTAGGGAGGGTATCGTGATGGGGCGGGAGCGCTAGCGGGTGTTCGCCGATTTCCAATTCATCAGATTTCAGGCGCTGCTGGGTGCCGGCTTAACTGAGGCGCAGGCGATCCAGTTGGTGAAGTCGTAGGCCGTGCACAGGGATTGGATTGTGCAATCCAAAGTCAGGACTTTTTTTTCTTCGGTTTTGCTGTTGGCTCGGCAGACTCCGATGTGACTGCGTTGATAATCTTATCCACTAAGGGGACGAATTTAGCCACGTCTGCAACGGTCGCGATAGCATGCAGCTGCGCACTCAGAAATAAGTTCGCTGAGCGTTTATCGTCAGCGTCAAGCCCGGCTTTGTTATCCTGATCAGCCTCCAAAATGCTGCGACAAAGGAAAGCGAGCAGCGCAAGAGCTGGCTGTGAGGCTGTCGTTGGCTGCCTGGTAACTATTTGCGCAGGTGGCGGATGCATGTCTGAAAGAGCAGGGAAGCGATCAGGTCGCTCAATGATCCAATTTGCGTACAGCTCGGCTAGATAGTGCGGTTCCACTTGATCAATCGAGCTAACCGGCTCGAGAGCGCTTGTTTCGTCGGGCGCATCAGCGACAGCTGCTTCGTAAGCTCTGGCAAAGGCACCAAACGACTTGTTGGGGCTTACATCCTCACGCGCACACCACTCTACATATTCTGAAAGAAGCTCAAGCTTTCTTCGCTCGTTGGCCGCTCGCAATCCTGGTGCTCGAAGGCTTTCTTCCAGCCTCGCAACAATTTCGGCGTTCAAGGAGCGCCCGGCAGCCTCGGCAGTAGCCTCTATGCGAGCCTTTAATTCAGGCTGCATACGGACGCCGAAAGGTGCGATATGCGAAGTTGGTTGGCGTGTGTTTTTGGGATTGCTCATAGCTTCACAGTGTAATCAAAATGTGCTTGACTCGATAGCTTCATGGTGTAATCATTACAGCCTGAAGTCATTATTTGAGGAGGGTGAAATGGCAAGTCCGATTCCCTCGTTTGGCGTACGTATGCCGCCTGAGTTGAAGGAGTGGCTTAGCGAGGAGGCAACCAGAAATCGCCGTAGCTTGAACGGCGAAATAATCAAGCGTTTGGAGGAGAGTAGGGCGCAGCAGAATCGCGCCAGGAAACCGAAGGACGAAAAAGCAAAGCCCTAACCGAAGAAGCTGGGGAGCAGATCGGAAAGGGCTTTTGTCCACACAATTTTGAGAAGAGGTGAACAAATGAATGTTACAGGGACAGCAGCTGTAAATCAAGGCTTGGCGTTTGAGCACGTGAGCTTCCAAGTCGTCTTTCGTGACCAGCAACAATGGTTGATGTTGAGCCAGCTCGCCGAAGCGCTCTATGGTAAAAGGGGATCGCAAAACGCGACCCCCTTTGAATCGCGGGTGCGCGATCTGTATCGTCGTCATTCAGACGAGTTCTCGGACAAGATGACGGCACTGGTGGAGATGGCCACTGCCGGCGGCAAGCAAATGGTCCGCATATTTAGCCTGCGCGGCGCCCACCTTCTGGCCATGTTCGCGCGAACCGATGTGGCCAAGGCGTTCCGCCGGTGGGTGCTGGACTTGCTGGAACGCGAAGTAATGGGGCAGGCGGCCGCGCCGGATGACTGCTGCCCTGATGCCCGCCAACAGCTGCAATGCGCCGTGCGCGCGCTGCAGTCCAAGATGACTTCCCATCAGGTCTACCGGCGCGTGCACCTGCAGTTCGGTGTGAACTCGATCGACGACCTGGGCGCGCGGATGCCGCAGGCCGTGGCGTTCGTGAACGGCTTGGCCGCCAGCTGGGAACTGGTCGACCAGCCCGCGCTGCCCGCGCCAGCACAAGGACTGAGCGCGCGAGACCTCGAGAACATGACTTGCCTGTGCAACGAGGTGGAATACGTGCGCAGCGCGTGGGGTGCCTATTGCCCACACCTGGAGGCTTTGACCCCGCTCATGGCCGGCCAGCTGGGCGAGCACATCCTCGGCGCAGCCGCTGCCGCGCGCCACCTGGTGCGCGATCACGACCTGCCGTCGGACCGCGAATACGCTGCCGGCTACCCTTGGCGCGGCAGCGACGTAGCCCGTCGCGCGTACGTGGACACCGCCCAAAACCAGCTCGCGAGCTGAGCCATGGGCTGACCACGGCGCGTTTGGGGCTATTGGAAGAGGTCGCTCTGCTATTCTGTTCACATGGACTGAAGGAGCCACCGAAATGGATGACAAACTGTTGAATCAGTACTGCCTGGATTGGGTTCATTGGTGCTATACGCGCCGATATTACATAGCTCCTGGCGGGAAATCAGCGCTCGCGAACATGCAGCCCAGCAGGACCGGGTTGCCACCGAACGCTAGGAACAATCCAGACATGCAGTTCTTTAACATGGCACTACACACCTTGGCCGACATGAAGGAGCATCATGACGCCATGGTGTGCTTCAACCTTTACTACGTCGAGCAGGCCGACAACGTGAAACGCCTGGCGGACCAACTCGGCATCAGCCGGCCGACATACTACAATCGGGTGAAGTCATTCGCTCGCAAGGCATTCGCATTGTCCCAAAGCCTCAAGAAGGCGCACTTCGCGAACGAGCCAAGCGCGGCCCCAGATCAGGAGTTGGAGAAGGCTGCTTAGTGTAAAGTTGAAGTTAGACATAATAGGGCGTGACATGCCTTTACACTTTGCCTCAAAATAGCACCTGTTTTAGTAGTCTGAAAAATTGACTCTAACAGTTCGCTACTTACAAGATATGTCTGGGCGAAGGGCTCGCAGCTTCTGTTGCGGGCCTTTTTTCATTTCCGCGCCCGTTCCGCGAGGTCGCCATGGCAGAGATTCAAGGATCGCTCAAGCAGCTGGTCCGCGACTACATGGACCGCCGCGCCGAGAGCGACGATCCACCGCCGTCACGCGATGAAATCCGCCGTCAGTTGGGATGGGATTTGCTGCCGGAAAACAAGCGGCCAGACCAGGTCGATAAAGACTAACCCAGGAGAATCATCATGAGCACTACCATGCGCGCCAAGCTGGCCATCAACCGCATTGAACAACATACCGCGTCCGAGACGCTGCACTTCAACGCCGTCTGTAAGAGTAGCGCGTACCCGGCGGACGGCAGTGACGAAGACAACACTTTCGCCAAGTTCTCGCCGTCGGCGACCCTGTCAATCCAGATCACCAACCCAGCCCTGGTCGGCCAGTTCAAGGTGGGTGAAAAGTACTACGTTGACTTCACCCCGGCCGAATAACCGGTTAGCGGTAAGGCGCGCAATCCCGCGCGCTCATCCGCCAAACAGAGTCTCCGCCGCCGCTACCAAGCGCCGGCCTTGCCGCCGCGCCCACGCGCTGCGGCTTTTTTATTTGAGGTGCCCTATGTCGTTGCTCGCAGTGATGCTGATCCTGTTCAGTGCCGACAAGCCCGCACCGGTACCCAGCGTGCCACGCGCGCCTAAGAGCACCTGGCCATACCCATGCACCCGCACCACTACCGCGACCTGATTGTGCGCGCCGTGCGCGCGGCCGACGGCAAGGTGCTGGAACAGCTCGTGGTTCAGCTCAGCGACGCCGCGCGGGCCCGCGAGATCCTGCGCGCCAAGGGCTATGGCCTGACCGGCATGTCGGCCAGCGCGACGGCGGCGCAGGTGCCGGATGCCAGATATTCAAAGGACTGACCATGCGCAACATCGTGACCTCGCAACAAATATACCCGGTGTTGCAGGCACTGCTCGGCCTACCTGACCTGTGCACTCGATTCGAGCTGCGCGTCGCACACAACCAAGCCGTCACCGTCGAGTGCGAGTACTACCCGAGCTTGGACGTCAAGGGCATCGCGCAGCTGACTGCTGTCCTCGGCGAGTATGAACTCGTGCGGCGTGAGACACCAGTTGGTGCTCCTGCGCAGTCGCTTGATTGGTACGCATGGGCGCATGAGGCAGACCCTTTACTACAGGGCATGCCGTATGACGCATGGGTATGCCACCGCGCCGGAGTCGCACATGTAGCGGAAGCTATTGGCTTCGACGCCTGGATGCGCGAGCGCACTGAGGTTGCACACCACGCTTTCATGAAGACGACCGGGCCGAAGCCGGCACCTCAGCGATTCGCTACTGGCGGCGATATTCCCGGCGGCTACTACCTGGTTGGTGAGAAATGAACAGGGTGCAGCACATCACCAACAACGCTGTGCTCGGCGCGCCGGCCGGATGGGACCAGGGCGAACTGCCGTGCAGTGCGCTGCCGATCACGCGCGTCAGCTACGACGGCATCGCCGTCGTCATGTCGTACTGGAAGCCGACCTCCGAAGAACTGGCTGTGCTCAATGATGGTGGATCCGTCGCGCTGTCGGTGATTGGCGTAACGATGCCGCCTGTGATGCTGTCGGTCGATCCGCAATGAAGCTCACCCGTCTGCAGCCGCGGCTCAAGGCGACGAGCACTTCCCGCCTGACCACGCTCCAGACCCGCCCGGACGTGGTGGAGCGCAAGCGCGGCCGTGCCGGTGTGGCCGACCGCACGAGCATCAAGCGCCGTGACGAGGGCCTGTGCCAAGAGTGCTTGCGCATCGGTCGCCCTGGTCCCGGCTGGCTGGTGGACCACATCGTACCCCTGTGGGAGGGCGGCACCGACGAAGCCGAGAACAAGCAGACGTTGTGCGAGGAGCACCACGACGCCAAGACGAAGCGCGAGGCGGCACGCCGTCACCGAGGGTATTGATTGCGAAGATGACGCAGCGGCCCGCCTGACCATCCACAGGGGCAGGCGCAGCGCGAGGAGCACCCGGGGGCGGGTTGCATCTCTGCAACCTTTTGGGTGGACACCGCAATGTACCGCACGCGCAGAAAATAAGTCACCTGGAGGATTTTGTTAATGGCTTTAACAGGCAAACGCAAGGCCTTTGCCGATGCCGTTTTCATAGGGAAAACCAATAAAGAGGCGGCAATCGCAGCGGGCTACAGCATTAACAGCGCGGGTCCGGCTGGATCACGTCTGGCGAAGTACCCAGAAGTCGTTGAGTACTTAGCTGCACGCCGAGCCGCATTACCTGATCGGGAGCAACAACAGTCGGAGCCAGCCGCCCCGGTCGCGCCCGCATCATCGGACCCAGATGCACCGTTCAACCTCGCCCTGGCGCTTCAACATGATGACCCGCAGGCATTTCTCAAGGCGGCCATGAACGACATAGCCCTTGATCCACGCCAGCGCATCGACGCAGCAAAGGCGCTCATGCCATACACGCACCAGAGGTTGGGCGAGGGTGGAAAGAAGGATCAGAAGAACGCAGAGGCAAAAAAGGTTGCGAGCCGGTTTTCTCCCGCCGCGCCTCCGAAACTGGTGGCCGCTGGCGGTAAGAAGGTCTGATCATGGAATGGACAACTACCTGCCTCGATTGGGAGCACAGACTGATTGAGGGCAGGTCAATTATTCCAGCGCCGATCTTCATTGACCAAGCCGAGCAGGCGCTCGCGATCTTCAAGCAGCTGCGCGTCACCGACCTACCAAAGTCAATCGTTGATGCTGAAACGGGCGATCTTCGAAGCCCGAACTTCGGGGAGTGTTCGGAGCAATGGGTCTTCGACTTCGTCGGCGCCATATTCGGGGCATACGACGCGGAGGCCGGCAAGCAGCTGATCCGGGAGTTCTTCCTGTTGATCAGCAAGAAGAACACGAAATCGACAATAGCCGCAGGAATCATGCTCACGGCGGTGATCCTGTGCTGGCGCGAGGAAGAGGAGCATCTGATCCTGGCGCCGACAAAGGAAGTTGCCGACAACAGTTTCAAGCCGGCGGCTGGCATGGTCCGCGCCGACGAAGAGCTCTCCGCCCTATTTCATATTCAAGACCACATTCGAACGATCACGCACCGGGTCTCGCGGGCTTCGCTCAAGGTGGTGGCCGCCGACACCGACACGGTCTCCGGCAAGAAGTCCGGGAAAGTTCTGGTCGACGAGCATTGGATTTTCGGCAGTCGAGCCAATGCAAGCGGCATGTTCATGGAAGCGACGGGCGGCCAGGTCTCGCGCGAAGAGGGGTGGGTCATCTACCTGTCCACCCAGAGCGAAGAGCCGCCGGCTGGCGTATTCAAGGAGAAGTTGGACTACTACCGTGACGTGCGGGACGGGAAGATCGAGGATCGGAAATCACTCGGGGTGCTGTACGAATACCCCGAGAATATGATCAAGACGAAGGGTTATCTCAAGCCAGAGAACTTCTACATCACCAACCCAAACATGGGGCGGTCGGTCAGCAAGGAGTGGCTGGAGGATAACCTCAGGAAGAACCAGCCGAAGCAGGACGGCTCCTTCCGAAAATTTCTGGCGAAGCACCTGAACGTCGAAATTGGCATGAACCTGCGGTCGGACCGATGGGCCGGTGCGGACTTCTGGGAAGACGCGAAGGCGGGCTTCGTGATCACGCTCGATGAGTTGATCAGGCGTTGCGAAGTAATCGTTTTCGGGATCGATGGCGGCGGACTGGACGATTTGCTCGGGTTGGCGGCCATAGGCCGCGAACGCGAAACTCGCAGATGGTTGGTCTGGACGCATGCGTGGGCGCACAAGATTGTACTCAAACGGCGCGCAGAGATTGCGCCGCGGCTGCTGGACTTTCAGGCTGACGGCGACCTTACGATCGTTGACCGGCCGGGTGATGACGTAGCCGAATTGGCTGACATGGTGTGCAGGGTTCGGGATGCTGGACTCCTTCCCGAAAAGCACGCAATCGGCGTCGACGCGGCAGGGATTGGCGACATCGTTGACGAGTTGACGTCCGATGAGCGAGGTTTTGAGGCCGGCCCCGATGGGCAAATCATCGCAATCGGCCAGGGATGGCGCCTGAACGGGGCGATCAAGACCACAGAACGAAAAATAGCGGGCGGCGAAATGCTGCATGGCGACCAGCCAATGATGGCTTGGTGCGTTGGGAACGCTCGCGTCGAACAACAGAAGAACGCGATTTCTATCAACAAACAGGTGTCTGGCACCGCAAAGATCGACCCATTGATGGGTGTGTTCGACGCAGTGACTTTGATGTCGCTCAATCCTGCCGCGAACGGTAAATCATTCTGGGAATCCTGATGCAAAAACTTACCGCAGCCATCCCTGATGCCCTGATCGTCGTCGGTGGGGTCTCTGTCGCCTTCGGCGCCTGGATCTTGCACCCTGCGGCCGGCTTCATTACAGGCGGCGCGATCGCGATCACTTTCGGCATCATGGCGGCCAAGGTCAAGGCGGATGCACGCGCCGCTGCCCGGGCCGGGGTGGCGGAATAATGTCGTTCTTCGTAACGAGTGCCACGCGCCGCAACCAGGCATTTCAAGAGCCCTTCTGGCAGGAAATGGCCGGCTGGCTGTCGTCCGTAACCGGGAAGGCCGTCACGATCCGTACCGCGATCCAGGTCGCAACCGTATTCGCATGCTGTCGAGTGATTGGCAACGGCATTGCGCAAGTGCCGTTCAAGCTTATGCAGGAAAGCGCGGACGGAAGGAGTCGCGTTCCAGCCAAGTCACACCCGCTTTACAGGTTGATGACCCTGAAGCCCAATGGCTGGCAGACGAGCTTCGAGTTTCGTCAGATGCTGGCCTGGCACATCGAACTGTGCGGCAAGGCGTTCGTCTTCAAAAATCGCAGCGTAACCGGCAAGATACTGGAGCTGATTCCATTCGCTCCTGGTGCAGTGTCCATGCGACGCGATACGAATCTGAACTTGTTCTATGATGCCGTCGGCCTCGACGGCACTATGCGCACCTTCACGCAAGATCAGATTTGGCATCTGCGCGGCCCGACGCTCGATGGTATCGAGGGGCTGGAGGTAATCAAGCTAGCGCGGGAAGCGATTGGCCTGGCGATGGCGACCGAGGAAGCGGTAGCCCAGTTGCACAAGAATGGTGTGCGTAATTCTGGTGTGTACGCCGTGGATGGAACACTCGACAAGGAGCAGCATAAATCGCTCAGCGCCTGGGTCAATCAGCAGTTCGGAGGCTTGCAGAATACTGGTAAGGCGATGATCCTCGACCGCGGCGCCAAGTTCCTGAATACGTCGATGAGCGGAATTGACGCCCAATCGCATGAAACACGAAAGCTGCAGATCGAGCAAATCTGCTCCTTCTTCGGCGTCCTTCCGATCAAGGTTGGCTATTCCGACAAAACCGCCACGTTTGCGAGCGCTGAGGAGTTCAACCGAGCTCACCGCGAAGACTGCCTGGCGCCGCGATGGGAGGCGTTCGAACAGTCGGCGGCGATTAGCCTGCTGACCGACAAGGAGCTGGAGCAGGGGCTTTACTTCAACTTCACCGAAGAAGGCATGATGCGCGGCTCGGCTAAGGACACGAAAGACGTGCTCCTCGGCTACGTCAACGGTGGCCTCATGTATCCGAACGAGGGGCGCGCACTGCTTGACCTGAATCCCGACCCGGACCCAGCGAGCGACAAGTTGCGCATCCCTGCAAATATCGTTGGCGACCCCGCCAAGGCGCCAACCGGCGCACCAGCAGCAAACCAGTAAGGACAATCCATGCCGAAACCCACTATGCAGCCGCAGGCCGCAGGCCGAGTCCTGTCCGCTGAAAACGAACGCCTGCTGCGCGAGGCGCGCGACAACCTCGACACCGTGCTCTCCAAGCTGGCACTGGAAGACCCCGAGGATGCCGGCTCGATCCGCTACGTGAACCGCATGGCGCTCAAGCCCGGCCGCGTGCGCGTGAACGCCGACACCGGCAACGGCGAGGCTGAGGTGTTGATCTACGGCGACATCGGCGGCGGCTGGTGGGACGAGGGCATTACTGGCGAATCGATCACCAACGAGATCGCGGCACTCGACGCCGACACGATCAACGTGCGCATCAACAGCGGTGGCGGGCTGGTGTTTGAGGGGTTGGCTATCTACCAGGCGTTCGCGCGCCACTCGGCCAAGATCATCGTCCACATCGACAGTATCGCCGCATCGATCGCCAGCGTGATCGCGATGGCCGGCGACGAAATCCGCATCAGCGAAGGTGCCAACTTGATGATCCACAAGCCGTGGTCCGGCGTGTGGGGTGATGCGAACGCGATGCGGAAGGAGGCTGATGTTCTCGATCAGCTCGAAGCGGGTCTCATCAACATCTATGCGGCGCGCACCGGCGCGAAGCGTTCCGACCTGGAAGCGTGGGTCAACGCCGAGACCTGGTTCCTCGGCCAGCAGGCGGTCGACGCCGGCTTTGCCGACTCGATGACCCCAGCGAAAAAGAAGAAGGCCGCCAGCTCGGCCCTGTTCAACCTGTTCAAACATGCTCCGCAGAGCCTACTGGCATCTGTCGACACTCCAGAAATCCGCGCATTCGAAACTTTTCTCCGCGACGGAGAGGGTCTTTCGAACGCGCAGGCAAAGCGCATTGCCGCCCAGGCAGCGCGCGGGTTGGATCGCGACGATCCAACCACCCCGCAAGTCAAGCCCCTCCGCGATGTTGGCGGCGAGCCTGCGGAAGAAGCAAACCGCGAGCTCGCGAAGCGGCTGGCGGCAAGCATCACCCAGTTCACCTCCACCATCAAGGAATAAATCATGGCTGACAAAGACGCCGTTACTGAAGTAATGGAAGCGTTCAATGAGTTCAAGAAAACGAACGACGAGAACCTGAAAAAGCAAAGCGCCGCGCTGGACGAAAAGCTCGACAAGATCAACAAGGTCTTCGATAAGCACGAGCCGATGAACCAACAACTCGTGATGATCGAGAAGCAGAACCAGGCGATGCAAACCCAACTCGATGCCATCGAGAAGATTGCCAACCGCGCCGGGCTGGGTGGTCAGGCCGACCCGCAAGCCAAGGCTGCGCAGGAATACCTGGCAGCCTTCGACCGCGTGATGCGCCGCCAGGCCGGTGATCGCGATCCTGCCGACATGCAGATCATCAAGGAGCGCTCGGCCGCGCTGGTCAAGGGTGACGACGCCAGCACCGGCTATCTGCTGGCTCCACCGGAAATGCAGAAGGAAATCATCAAGAACATCATCGAGATGACCCCGATGCGCTCGCTGGCCACTGTGCGCAACATCGGCGTCAGCAGCTGGAAGGCCCCGAAGAAGACCGGCAACGGCGCGGCCTCCCGCATCGGTGAGACCCAAAAACGCACCAATACCGGCGACCCGGCCTACGGCATGCTGGAAATCCACGCGCCGGAAATGTTCGCCCGCGTCGAAGTGTCGTTGCAGATGCTCGAGGACTCGGACTACGACCTGGCGGCGGAGTTGCGCGAGGACGCATCCGACCAGTTCGCCGTGCGCGAGGGCCAGGAGTATGTGTCTGGCCTGGGTGGTTCGAGCCAAGCAGCCGGCTTCCTGCTGGACGCTGCCGGCCTGCCGTTCATCGTGAGCGGCGATGCTACCAAGATCACTGCCGATGGCCTGATCGACGCCTACCACGGCCTGAAAACCGCCTACGCCAAGAACGGCGTGTGGACGATGAATCGCTCGACCCTCGGCGCGATCCGCAAACTGAAGGACTCGACCAACCAGTACCTATGGGTTCCGGGCATTGCCAACAGCATCGCCAACACCATCGCAGGCGCTTCGTACGCCGAGATGTCGGACATGCCGAACATCGGAGCGAACTCCTACCCAGTCGCCTTCGCGGACTGGAAAAAGCTGTACGTCATCATCGACCGCGTCGGCATTTCGTTCCAGTCGGACTACATGACCGGCGCCGACGACGGCCTGGTGATCTTCCGCGCCCGTAAGCGCACCGGCGGCGGCGTGCGACAGACCGAAGCCGGCGTCCGCGTGAAGATTTCGACCTAAGCCATGACGATCCCCGGCTGATGCCGGGGATTTCCGCAACCCATTTTGAGGAGCCTTCCCCATGCGTGACCTGAAATCCAACATCAAGCCGATGCAGTCGCTGGTGCCGATCAGCCGCACCGCCGCCGCCAACGGAGCCGGCGTTGACGTGTCCGGTTTCAACTCGGCCGTCGTCGTGTTCTCCAGCGGCGCGATCGGCGGCACCGCCGCCCCAACCTTCACCTTCGAGGTGCAGGAGAGCACTGACAACGTGAGCTTCACCGCCGTTGCGGACGCAGATATCCGCGGTGTCGAGCCCGTGGTGACAGCCGCTAACCAGGTTTCGATGGTCGGCTACATCGGATACAAGCGGTACATCCGTGCCGTGCTGAAGACGGTTTCCGGCACCACGCCAACCCTGGACTGCAGCGCAACGGTGATCCTCGGTAATCCGGCCAGCGTGCCAACTGTCTAAATCTTATGCGGGGCGGCCAACCCGTCCCGTCAAGGGTCTCCCATGAAAATTCTTATGTCCCAAACCGAACCAGGATCGGTTGACGGAATTCGTACTGCGGTCTATGCGGCCGGCGTGAAATATGACCTGAGCGCCACCGACGGCGAGCGTTTACTGGCTGCAGCGTTCGTGGCCGCCGGGATGGCGGAACACTTTGCGGCCGACGCTGCTCTGTCGGACGTTGGTAACGGCGCTGCGTCGGATGATGGCGACGAAGCTGCGGCGGGTCCGACCGACTCACCTTCGCAGAGCAGTGACATGAACAAGGCCGAAATGCAGGCCACATTGACTGAGAAGGGTATTGCTTTCCCGGTTGCCGCGAACAAAGCTGCCCTGCAAGCACTGCTTGACGCCGCCGAATGATCAACGTAGTCAAATAGGAGCGGAAAAAATGGCAAAATTTGTACACTCGGACGTGCTGGATGGTGGCCTGAACGCGATCAAGAACGCGGCCATCCGCGTGCTGCTGGTGAACGGCTACACCGTTGGCGACAGCTACGCGACCGTCGTTGGTAACATGCTGGCCCAGGCCACCATGGCGTCTGGCGACTACACGCTGGCGTCAAGCGGCAACAACCGCACGCTGACCACGGCTACTAAGAATTCGACCGCCACCGCCGCGCAGGCCGACATCGTGTCCACGCGCTCGGCCACCGCCGGCTCGACCACTACGCTGACCGATAGCACGCAGGCGTGGACCGTCAACGCCTTCGCCAACAAGGTCGTCACCATCGTGGCCGGCACCGGCGCCGGGCAGTCGGCCATCATCACCAGCAACACCACCACCGCGCTGACCTTCCCGGCCCTATCCACCGCGCCGGACGCGACCAGTACCTACCGTGTCAACAACAACCTGTACCTCGCATATTGCGACAATGTGTCCAAAGTCCTGATGGTGACCGATGAAACCAGCAACATCGCGGTGGGGAGCGGCGACACGGTGAACTTCCCGTCAATTGTCTATACGAACGTGCAGCCAACGTAAGTCATGACCTTCGCTGACAACTACGCTGGCGCGGCCGGCGCGCCGATTTACTGCGCCATGGATGCGCCATCGCCTGAACCATTGGGGGCGCTGCCTGCGTGGTTGGTCGGCAAGCCGTTAAACGAATGGTTCGATATACCCGGCACATCGGGAGCAGGTGGCTGCTCGCTTGAGGAATTCTCCGGCTGGGCGCTTGCCGGAACCAAATTGGTTGCGGCCGCTTGTGGCGGACATCATGTACCCGACAATAGAGTCAATGCCATCGAGTTGAACGTTGATGCGCCCGCATGGCCGACGACTCCATTGAACGCAGCATCACCATCGTCCGCATGGGCCCCAGATCAGCCTTATTGCACTGATGGCAAGCCATCGTCTCGGCACATTCGACATACCGCCAAGTGGATGCCAGAACTTAACCGGGTGATGCTGATCGGCGCGCCCGCGCTCTATACGATAGTGAGTCCGGGCAGTAAGTCGAATGTGGATGGTTTCAATCTTGACACGAACGCCTGGGATGCAGCCGGGACGTACCCAAATATCATCGGCGGTGATCCCTATTGTGACGGTGGATCATGCCTTGACCCGAACGGTAACGCATGGGCCTACGGCTGCACGCGGAAATTCGACAAGACCACGCGCACCTGGTCCACCCCACTGACCGCGACCGCCCCAAACCGGGTGCGCTTGCCATGGGCGCGTGCCGATGCACTGGACATGATGTTTGGACTGCAGCGCGGCGATGGATGGGCGGGCGCCGGCGCATCGGCGATCAGGCACGTTGGCAACGTCCAGGCGCAGATAACGTTCAATGCCAGCGCGGTGTACACGCAATTCTTGGCTGATCCAGCCTATGAGGCGGGCATGGATTATGACCCCGTCAATAACGTATTCCTGTTTTATTCCGGGAACATTGGTGGCTTGATATACAGGATAACGCCGAATACCGGCACCGTGTGGGACATGGACCTGTTCCCATACGGCCCGGGAAATGTGAACCCCGTCGCATCCACGGCAAGCACGCAAAGCCGGTTCACGTACGTCCCAGCCTTCAGGGGATTCGTTTTGCTACCCAAAAATTCCAGCAATCTTAAATTCATGAGGACCGCCCCATGACCTTCGCGGTACTGACTCATACCAAAGTTGGCGGCGCGAACGGCGGCACCACGCCTACGATAGACACTACCGGCGCCAATCTGATCGTCATGTCCGCCGCTTATTCCGGCTCGGCCGCCATCAGCGACAGCAAGGGCAACACGTACACGCTCGGCCTGTCGCGCGGAAGTTCGATCATTGCGCTGTTTTACTGCATCAACCCCATTGTTGGAACCGGGCACACGTTCACCATAGCGGCGTCGGTGGGTTCAATTACTGTGGCGGCGTTCAGTTCAACGCTGACGCCGGCCGTGGACACTAGCGTGACATCGCAAGGTTCCAATGGCAATGGCCTGAATCACACCATTGGTACTTCTGCCCTGACCCCAAGCGGAAACAACGGGTTGGTGGTGTCAGCTGGTAGTTTCCCTGCCGCATACGGCGGCGTGCTGACCGCCGGCAGCGGCTTCGCACTGGCCGACAGCCAGAACTATGTCAGCGGTACAAATTTCGGCTGCGACCTGGTGTGCCAGATCCAGACCACGGCCAGCACGATCGCGGCCAATGCGGTGGTGTCCAGTTGGGGGAGTAACGCGCTCGTATCCGATAGTGTTTCCATGGCGTTCAAGGATGTCGTGCCACCCGCGACGATTAACCTCGTTGGCGCAAGCCTGTCTCAGTCAGCCTCGATCAGCGCCGGCGCGATAACTGTCACGGCAGGTTCCTCGGGCACGGTAGCGATTACCAATCCAGTTTCCTTTGCCGGCTTCCAGCGCGCGGGCGCCATTGGATCGATCCCGATCACAGGCACGGTGACGGGCGCGGCCGAGGACATCGAGGCAAGCTTTAACGGCGGCGCCTACCAGACCATCGCCACGTCCGTCGCGGCAGGCAGTTACAGTGGCGTGCTAACCGGGCAGGCGCAGGGGCAGGGCACTCTCACGGTACGCAAGAAAATCACCAACACCGCCTTGGCTACGGTGGCAAACGTCGGCATCGGCGACGTGTTTCTGATCGGCGGTGACAGCATTAGCGAAGGGCGTGGCGCGTCGGCGCAGTCGTATAGCCACGCCACATTGCACGCTGCGGACTTTCGCCAGGACGACGCATGGAAGGACGGCAACGACGCGACCGACACCGGCACGAGCGCGGGCTCGCATTGGCCGCTGCTTGCTACGCACATTATGGCCTCGCAGGGTGTGCCGGTGTTCTTCATCTCCTGCGGCACCGGCGGAACCGACGTTGCGGGCTCCAATAGCTCATGGGCCAAACCAGGCGGCGACTACAACGTCATGGTGCAGCAGGTGATCGATTCGCGCGCCGGCGGCGTCAAAGCGGTGCTAATGCACCTTGGCCCGAACGCGATTGTCAACAGCAACAACGCCGCAATCGCGCTGGCGACCTACCGGACCGCGCTCGACACACTGGCCAGCAACTTGGCCGGTGATGTGGCCGGCGCTCCTAAGCTTCACGTTGGCATCTGCGGCGAGGTCGGCACCGGGAACCCGCCTGACCGGCGCACGGCCGAGGACAATATCCGTGGCGGTATCTTATCGGCATGGAATAACAACGGCGCGGCCATCAAGCCCGGCCCGGTGTTGATCGAGCAGGACTACGGCGACAACGTCCATCCGAGCACGACGCCGCAGCTGCAGGTGGTTGCGGATCGCTGGTGGGCGGCCATCAGCCAATCGCTGTACGGTGGCACGAACGGACGCGGGCCGCGTTTGTCCAGCGCGCAGTGGAACATCGGCCGCACGGTGCTGACCGTTACATTCGACCGAGCGCTGAAAACCGGCCTGACCTTCGCCACGCAGCCGTGGATCGTTAAGGACAACGGCGCGGCGATGACAGTGAGCAGCGTCGCATACCACAGCACCAACGCGAGTGCGATCCTGATCACCACCAGCGCCGCTGCGACCGGCCCCGCTAATACCACCACACTGACGTTTGCCAGCGGAGATGACGCCGTGGGCCGTGTTATCCCGATTTCCACGGATATCACGTTGCCCAGTGCAGGCGCGGTGAACCTGCCGGCCGAGCCGATCTACGCGGCGGCCGTGGCGGAATTGGTTGCTGGAACTATCACGCACAACCCACTGGCGCGCAACACAGATTCAGGCGCAGCAGGGGCTTCGCGCCAGTTGTGGAACAATGAAGTAGGCCTGGTTATCTACTTCTACTCGATGACGACCGGCTTGCCGGTGACAAGTAAAACTGGTTGGGCCACGGACGGCGCGGGCGTGCCACCGGCCACGTCGGATGTGTTGCTGGTGCCTGGAACGAGTTACGATGTGCGCTACGTTCTAGCCGGCGGCGCGCGCGGTTCTGCTGTTTTGGTAGCTGCATGAGCATCGCCACCTTCACCCTGAAGTCGGCGACGAGCTCCGCAGCGGCGCCATTCTCGACCGGCCACGCATTCAAGCGCGGCGACGTGCCGGTCGGGTCGCAGCTTGTTAGCGGCCTGTCTGATATGCAGGTAGTGGCGAAGAACGCCTGGCCGGACGGCTCGCTGAAGTTCGCCGTGATCTCTGGTCGTGCGGCGCTGACAGGCGGCACCGCGCTGCCTGTGGTGCTGTCGATCGGCACGCCGGCCGGTGGTACGGCGCTCACCACCGCCGACTTGAAGGCCACCGGCATCACTGCCACCACCGACGCGGGGGGCTTCGGCTCGGCGTCATGGGCCACCACGGATTGGGATGCGCCGTTGCAGACGTGGATCAGCGGCCCGAGGATGAGCAGCTGGATTTACCGCAAGCAGATTGGCAGCGATCCTCATCTGGTGGCCTTTCTGGAGGTGCGGCTGTATGCTGGCGGCGAGGTGAACGTGCTGCCGTGGTTGGAGAACGGCTACTTCCGCGTGGCGGCTCCAACCAATAAGAGCGACACCTACACCTTCACGCTGGGTGGCACCTCGCGTTTTAGTCTGGCCATCGACCTGAAACACCATCAGCGCACGGTGCTGATCAACGGCACGGCACTATCCTATTGGCTTGGTGTGGAGCCTGGCGTGACGCCACTGGTGGATCCCGCTTACATCCAGGCCACCGAACTGGTGCCGACATACTCCGCCGTGCTGGCGGCTGGCGCGGCCCGCGTGACTGCGCAGGTGGCGACCTTTGCCCCGCTCCAGCAGGGTAATTTCGACTACAGCTCCGATTCGATGGCGCAGTCCGGCTACCAGCGCCCAATTGGCCTGCTGCCGGAGCACGACATGCTGTACCTGGTGGCTGATCCTGCTGACCGCCCGGCACTGCACGCCTCAGTGGTGCGCAATGGCTACTCCGCCGGCCGCTATGGCATCCACTTCCGCGACGAGACGACAATAACGCAGAGCCCACCAGCATTCTCCAGCTACCCGACACTGGTGTTGGACCCTGCTGGTATCAAGGACACCGGTGGCTCGACCACCAGCACCTACACGCCGGCCACCACAGGTGGCAGCGGTCCTCAGTGGGACGCGGCGCACTGCCCCAGCGTGGGCTACATGGCGTATCTGCTGACCGGACGTTTTTACTTCAAAGAGGAAGTCCAGTTCGCCACCATCGCCAACCATTTCGCGGTCACCGATTGGGTGCGTGGTGGCGGCAATGGCACGCCGGCCTACACCCCAAGGGCTGGATTCACTGGCGCGTCCGGCATCTGCAACTCGATGACGCAGACACGACAAGGTTCCTGGCGTTTCCGCACGCTGGCGCAGGCGCTCGCCGCCACGCCGGATGCGGGCGACCCTTTGCGCAGCGAGTTGGTGGCCAGCGTCGAGGCAAATTGCGAGTACTTCCACCAGATATATGTGGCGCAGTCCAACAATCCGTTTGGCGTCATCGAGCCGGCAGCGGACGAGATTTACACCGACGTTGCCACCGACCGGCGCATGGTGCCAATCTGGCAGCAGGATTTCGGCACCGCCGCATGGGGTATGGCGCTCGCGCTTGACCTGCCAATATCGACCGCCAAAAAAGTCAAGATGGTGGCTTTCTTCGCATGGAAAGCCAGGTCGGTCGTGCATCGCCTGGGCCTTTCATCCGGTTACCGCTTCGAGCAGGCCGGCGTGTATGAATACCCTGCCTCGGCGTCCACCACGCCGGATTTTCAGCATGGCACCGGCCCATGGTACGCCGATGACGCGGCGGCCTACGCGGCCACATCGGTGGGCAAGCAAGCCCGCGCGCAGACTGACAATGTGCTGGATTACTTCCTGGTTGATTACGGTCCGCCCGAGAAAAGCGTGTGGGCCAACCTGGTGCCAGCCATCGCCTACGCCACCCGCCATGGGGTGACTGGCGCCGTGGCCGCCTACGTGCGCCTGACCGGCGCATCCAACTACTCAACAATGACGGCTGGTTTCAACACCACGCCAGTCTGGTCGGTGATGCCGGCTGCAGCGACGGTGCTGTCACCGGCGGTAGGTATAGGCCACGTTACGCGTGTGGACACCACCGACTATATCAGCGGCGTGACGGTGTGCGGCGATGCCGGCTTCGGCGTGCTGGCGTCCGAGATCCCGGAAGGTTTCGCGAATCCGTCTATGCTGGCCAACGACGTGGATGGCGCAGACCCGGCGAACACCGTCTACCGAGTGCAGGTGCTGACGGGGCCCAGCGTGGGCTCGCTTGTCGTGTACGAGGATGGCTCCGCCGTCTACACGCCGCCAAGCGCCGGCTACGTCGGCGTGGCAGCCGGTACGCATCGCGTCTGGAAGAACAATGAGCCGGCCTACGACGATACCTACAGCTTCACCAGCGGCAGCCAGGTCGGCACCGCCAACCTGACCGGGGCCAATCTCAGCGGGCCAGCCACGGTGTCGGTGGGTGCAGTTACGGTGACTCGCACCGTGAACCTGACCGGCACGAACCTGTCGCAGTCGGCCACGGTCACCAGTGGTGCCGTCACCGTCCCGCACGCTGTGAACTTGGCCGGCGCCGACCTGAGCCAAACAGCCATCGTGAGCAGCGGCGCGGTGACGATAACGCCGCCGGCGCCGCCTCCGCTAGATCTGCGCTTTGCTCGCCCAACGGCAGATGTCACTGCCGGCGACTGGCTGCCGTCGTCCGGATCCAGCCTGTGCACCATGATAAACGAGCCGAGCGCGGACAATTCCGACTTCATCTACACCACCACGCCGGGGAGTTCTGCGGAGGTCCTGCTGAATCCGGTACAAGATCCTGGCACCAGCAACGGCCAAGTGGTGCGGTATCAGGTGTGGTCTCTTACTGGCGCCGGCGTGACTGTGGAGTTTAAGCAAGGCGCCCAAGTCATCGCTAGATGGAACCACGCGACGCTGCCAACGGTACCAACGATTTATGCCCGGATGCTCTCACCATCGGAATGCGACAGCATCACCGACTATACCAACCTACAGATTAAATTCACGGCGGTGTAAATGGACGTCAGAGTCGGTGAAGTTTATTTCGATGCTCTCGGCAATGCAACAAACGTCGGATGGGTGGAGTTTGATGTGATGGCCGTTGTTTGTGTCCGAGGGCCAGAAGGCCCCGGATATACTCCTCACCGAAATGAGCAAATGACCCGACCAGTCGCAATACAAAGGAACGACCGATGACCACACGACTGATCACGCCGCCGGCCGCGCTGCCGGTCACTTTGGCAGCCGCAAAGAAGAATTTAAAGATCGACGGAACCGATCAAGACGATGAGGTCAGTGACTGGGTGAGGGGCATTGCGTCACACGTCGAGCACTACACGGGCCGCGCGCTGATCGCGCAACAGTGGCGCGTGACGCTCGACAGGTTCCCTGACGCCATCAACCTCGAAAAATCACCCATCGTGTCGGTGGAAGGCGTGCAGTTCCTCGATGCGGATGGTGTGCTTCAGACACTGGACCCGGCTGATTACATTGTCGACGCGGTCTCCGAGCCTGGCTATGTGGTGCCGGGGCGCGGCAAGGCGTGGCCAGCCACCTATCGGGAGATCAATGCCGTGAGCGTGGACTACACCTGCGGATACGGCGCCAGCCCGGCGGCTATCCCGGCTGGAATCAAGCTGTACATCCTGGCGAAGCTACGCGAACAGTTCGACCCGGCGGTGCGCATGGAGCGTGATACCGTCCAGAGCAGTTTCATCGACAGCCAACTGGACCCATTCAAGGTGTACGCATGAGCTTCGCCGCCACGCTACGCCACAAAGTCTCAATCCAAGAGCTTCCGTCCGGTAGTGACGCCAACGGCCAACCGCTGACCGACTGGGTGGAGCTATGCGCGCCATACGCGGATATCCTCGGCACCGGTGGGTTAGAGACGATCAAGGGCGGAGCAGTCACCTCCATTGTGAAGAAGTCAATCAGGATCCGTTACCGGACCAACGTGACTGCGGGCATGCGGGTGGTGCACGGCGTGACGATCTACAACATCCTGGCCGTGGTACCTGACGAACGCGGCCGAGTTTATACGGACCTTATCTGCGAGACGACCGGATGACACTCCTTCGCGTTGATATGGCCGGGCTGAACGACATATTGGACCAGATTGGCGACCACGCCGAGGCAGCAGCGCGCCCAGCCGCGCAGGCTGCCGCGCAGGTTCTGTATGACGAGGTGGGGAGGAACGTGGCACTCTTGGGCCGAAAGACGGGCAACTTGACCAGCGCCATATACCAGGCCTTTTCCTCAGCTAATAGCGGGCCAGGACATGCGACTTACCACGTGAGCTGGAATAAGCGCAAAGCGCCGCATGGAGGTCTGGTCGAGTTCGGACACATCCAGCGCTACGTCTCGTATGTGGGGAGTGACGGCAATTGGTACACCGCAATCCGCCCTTCGATGAGAGGAAAGCCAAAGCCGACACGGAATGCCTCCCAGGCCGTGAAGGATGCCTATTACGTGCTGCTGCCGGCGCCCAAGCAGGTCGCCGCGCAGTCGTTCGTCCGCAAAGCGACATCAAAGTTCGATGCAGCGGCGGCCGCCGCGCAGGCAAAGTTGCTTGAGGAAATTCAATGACACTGGAATTGACCTTGGTGGCCGTGTTGAAAACGGTCTGCGTCCGGACCTTCACTGACTTCGCTCAGCCAAATACTGCGCGCCCATACGTCACCTTTCAACAAATTGGTGGCCAGGCAATAGAAGTGCTGGGTAAGGAGGTTCCTTCGAAGGAAAACGCCGAGATGCAAATAAACGTTTGGGCGGATTCCCGCCCTGAAGCGAAGGCGTTGATTAAGAGCATTGAGCAGGCCCTCATCCTGAGTACAGAATTTCAAGCCACTCCACTGGCCGCGGCCGCCTCCGACTTTGACTCGAGCATCCCGGTCTATAGCAGCAGGCAGGACTTCAGCATATGGGCTGACCGGTAACGCGCCCAATTCAAAAAAACAAGCCGCCTTGAGAAATCAGGCGGCTTTTTTCATGCCCGAAAGGGTTTCACGACGCCCGCTTTTGCGGGTTTTTTCATTTTAGAGGCCCACAAAATGGCGTTTTCGCTTCCCAATGGCACCAGCTATTCGCTGGCCGCCACCTATGCAGCCGCAATCGCAGTCACCGCCGCCACGAACGCGTCCGAGGCAGTCCTGACCACAGCAGCAAACACCTACGCAGTGGGTGACCTGCTGGAATACACGTCGGGATGGACCCGGGCAAACAATCGCATTTTCCGCGTCAAGCTAGCGACCGGTACGAGCGCGACCCTGGAAGGGTTCGATACCACCCTGACTTCGCTATTCCCCGCCGGCGCTGGCGTGGGCTCGCTCCGCAAAATCCTGACCTGGACGCCGATCACCCAAGTGATCTCCTGCGAACCTTCGGGCGGCGACGCGAAGTTTGCGACGGTCGAGCCGATGGATACCGACACGGAACTCAACATCCCTGCCGGTTACTCGGCCCAGTCGTTGGCCATGACCATCGGCGACGACCCAACTCTGCCCCATCACGCGGCGCTGAAGGCCGTATCCGATGCGCGCAAGATCAACGCTCTGCAAGCCCAATTGCCGAGCGGCAGCAAGATCTTCTACAACGGTTATTGCACGTTCGATGAAACGCCGTCGCTGACGAAAGGCCAGGTCATGGCCGTGAAGGCGAGCTTCGCCTTGCAGGGACGCGCGGTCCGTTACGCCAGCTAACCACCACGTTTTCGCCCGGTCGAGGGCTTTCCAGCCGGCGGGTCATTCCCGTCGGTCTTTTTCACCCACCAGAAAGAAAACAATTATGGCGAAAATTATCCTCGGCAAACCGCCGGAGTCGTTCCAGCGCACCCTGGCTTTCCTGCAAGTAGACGGCAGCCCTGGCAGTATGGGCGTGACTTACATCTACCGTACCCGCACCGAATTCGGCGCCTTCACTGACGGCCTGATCGAACAGGGCCGCGCCGCTGCCGCCGCCGAAATGGACAAGCTAGCCGACTTGGCCAAGCAGGGCCAACCCATCCCCGAACTGACCCAATCGGAGATCCTTGCCCGTGAAGCGAAGGCGAATGTCGGCTACGTCATGAGCTGCATCAAGGGCTGGGACTTGGACGTCCCATTCGACCTGGCCGCCGTCATGCAGCTGGCTGATGAAGTTCCTGCTGCGATCCACTCGATCTGCGACAACTACCGCGCCGCTATCGTCGAAGGCCGCCAGGGAAACTGACCGGCGCCGCCCGCGCACTGTACACGCCTGGCCCGACCGACGATCAGCTGAAATCTGCCGGCCTGACCCGTGCCGACTTCACCGAAAACGACTTCGAAGTGTGGCCGGAAAACTGGCCGGCATTTCGGTTGTTGGTCGACCTGCAGACACAGTGGCGCGGTGGCGGCGCCGGCCTGGACTACAACGTCATGTTCCACAAGATGGACCGCATAGGCCTGACTTCCGAGCAATACGATGCCCTGGAGGATGATATGCGCATCCTGGAACAGGCAGCAATGAGCGCGATGCACGAGAAAGATTGAGGAATCGATGACCGAAGAACGTCGCATCCAGCTTGTCGCCGAGGTTGACGCCACCGGCGCGCGCACTGGCCTGAATGAAATCAGCCGCGAAGCCGGAACAATGGCCGCCAGCGTTGCGCGCTCCAGTGAGCAGGCCGAAGCTGCGGTTGCCGGTGTTGGAGGGGGCGCTACGCGATCGGCGCAGCAGGTGGAAGCCAACACCCGCAACCTGATCGCCTCGATCCAGCGTCAGACGGCTGCGCTTGAAGCGGGTTCGCGTAGCGGTAGTGCATATTATGATGTATTGGCGCGTCAGCGCGGGGTCGACCCGGCCAGGCTGGACCGATACCTCGCGCAGCTGCACGCGGTTGAGGCGGCTCAGGTGAGTGCTACGGCCGCGCAACAAGCGGCGGCCGAGGCGGCACTCAATGAAGCAGCCGCCCAGCGGGAGGTCGCCAAAGCCCAGGCTGGTCGCGACGCCTTTTTGTCAGGCCTGCGTGAGCAGATCCAGATCTACGGACGTTCGTCGGAGGAGATCCTGCGATACCGCGCCGCTCAGGCCGGTGAGGCCGATGCGGCGGCGCCGATGATTTTGCAGTTGCAGAACATCAGGGTGGCGCATGAGGCAGCGGCGGATGCTGCGCGCGCGGAGGCGAATGCCGAACGACAGGCCGCTCAGGCCCAGACAAGTCGGGAATCGCTGCTGACCGGCTTGCGCGAGCAAATTGCGCTGTACGGAAAATCCACCGAGGAAGTGCTCCGATACCGCGCCGCTCAGGCCGGCGCTGCCGACGCGGCTGCACCACTGATCGCGCAACTTGAGCGCATGCGGGCCGCGCAGGCGGCTGTCGCCGAGGAGGCCCGTGCCAGCGAGCGCGCTCAACAGCAGGCTGCGCAGGCGCAGGCCGGCCGGGACACGTTTATTGCCAACCTCCAGCAGCAGTCCGCCGCAATTGGACGGACCCGCGCGGAACTCCTCGAACTTCAGGCTGCACAGTTGGGTGTGGCCGGCCAAGCCGCGCCGTTCATCGCCAGGTTGCGAGAAGCGGAGCAGGGGCTGAACAATACGGGTATGTCCGCCCGCGCCACTGCAGCTGCGCTACGGGGTGTGCCGGCGCAGTTCACGGACATCGTGGTCTCATTGCAGGGCGGACAGGCTCCACTGACGGTTTTGTTGCAACAAGGCGGACAACTCCGCGACATGTTCGGCTCGACCGGCGGCGCGGCGCGCGCGCTTGGCGGGTATGTACGGGGGCTTATCACCCCTTACACCTTGGCTGCCGCCGCGGCTGTCGGCCTGGCCTATGCGCACCACGTGGGCGCAGAGGAAGCGCAGGCATATAGCCGGGCGCTGATCCTCTCAAACAATGCGGCAGGCGCAACCGGCGATGGTCTGGCTGAAGCCGCGCGGCGCATCGGCCAAATATCCGGGAACCAGGGCGCCGCCGCTGGCGCCCTGGTACAGCTTGCGGAAACCGGCCGTGTGCCGGCGGAGAGCATGCAGCGGTTCGCTCAAGTGGCCGTTGAGGCGCAGAAGGTAATCGGGCGCAGCGTGACCGATACCGTGGCCGACTTTGCCGCGCTCGGAAAAACGCCATTGGAAACGCTCGACCAGATCAACCAGAAATACCGGTTCATCACGGCGTCGACTTACGCCCAGGTGAAAGCACTTCAGGATCAAGGCCGTGCGGCCGAGGCTGCCGATGTAGCGCAGCAGGCGTATGCCGACGGCATCGACAAGCAGCGCCAAAAAGTGCTGGACAGTCTGTCCGACTGGGAACGTGGCTGGATCCGAATTAAGAAGGCAGCAGCTGGCGCACTCGACTCGGTACTCGACTTCGGACGCGGAGCTACCGACTTCGAAAAACTCAACGCCCTGCTGACTGCCCGCGAGACGATCGAGGCGAATATGGCTCGCGCCGAGCAGGAGCGCGATAAAGGTGCCGTCGCGCGATACCAGAAGCAGCTTGATCGTAATAAGAATGACATCAATGCCATTCGTGCCAAAGGAGACGCAGCGCGACAGACTGCCCAGGAGGAAAAGGAGAGCGACCGCCTCGCCGAGGCTAAAAACAAATGGCTCAAGGATGGCGATCAGTTCCTGACTCGTGCGGCCCAACTGGAACGCGATGTGACCAGGGCGCGCAACGAGGGCGCCGCCGCTGGCGAATCGCAAGCTGAAATTGAAAAACGCGTCGGCAACATTCGCAAGCGATACTCCGATATCTTCAATGATGGCATCGATTCCAACATTGAGGCGCTAAAGCGCCGCGCCGCCGTCGAGGACGTATTGACCCAGCGCGCCGTCGCTGCGATCACAGCGCGACGCGGCGCCGGCGACATTCGCGAAGAAGATTCGATCAATCAAACCGCTGATGCCGAAGACCAAGCGTTCCAGCGCCGGCGCGCTAACTTGGTGGCCGAGCTTGCGCTTGCAAAAGGTAAGCAGAATAGCTTGAAAGAGCAGCAGTCCCTGAGTGGGCAGATCGACGTTCTCGATGCTCAGCGCACCAGTGCGCAATTGGGCCGTGGCTATGCGCTCGCCGCTCTCACCCGGCAACGTCTGCTCGACAGTGACCGTCTCCGCAACGCGGGTGTCGCATCAGCGCAGGATGAGCGCCAGGCGTTGATTGATCAAATCAAGGCGCAACGCGAATCCAACGAAGAAATTGGCCTGGTTGGCGGCGATCTCCTGAACGTGCGCTTGCGGCGTGCTGAAGTAATCGCTGGATTGAAGGAAGAGAGCGCCGCCGCGCTGGAGGCTATTGAGCCGGGTGGCGCCCTAGCACAACAGTATCGTGACCAGGCGGCGGCAATGCGGAAGTTGTCCGACGAGAACCGAGCCGGCTTCGTCAAGGAGCGCGACCCGTACGCCAACCTGATTTCCTCGGTCCGACGCTACGGCGACGAGGCTTCAAACGTAGGCGCGCAGGTGGGTGACGCGCTGACCAATAGTTTCCGTAGTGCTGAGGACGCCTTCGTTCAATTCGCCACGACCGGCAAACTTAGCTTCAAAAGCCTTGCCTCGTCCATCCTGGCGGACATCGCGCGAATTCAGGCGAAGAAGGCTATCGCCGGCCTTATCAACATGGCCATCGGCGCATTTTCCGGCGGAAGCCAGCCGACGAGTGGCCCGGGAACTTCAGGGTGGGATGGCTACGGCAATACGATCGATGTAGCTGGGGCTCGGGCGGCCGGCGGCCCGGTCACGGGCGGTTTGCCGTATCTGGTCGGCGAGAAGGGGCCGGAGGTCTTCACCCCATCAACGAGCGGCCGCATCATCGCCAATCATGCGCTGGGCGGCGGGTCTGGCGGGGACGTCAACATCACCATGGTGACTAATGTCACGTCCAGCAGCGCAAATACCGAAGTGTCGGGCGGTGACGGCACGCAGGCGCGCGCCGCGGCCGATGCTCTGAACGCCAAATTCAAGCAGGTGATCGCACAGGAAATGCGGCAGGGTGGCCTGCTGTGGAATATGAAAATGGGGCGCGGATGACAACGACATTCACCTGGCAGCACGATGCTAAACCCACTGGCACCACGACGCTGCGAGTACTGACGGCGCAGTTCGGCGACGGATACAAGCAGACCGCCGCCGACGGCCTGAACAACAAGGTTCAGAGTTGGCCGCTGACCTTCACGGGCACGTCGGCCAAGCTGACGCCGATCCGGGACTTCCTTGACGCGCGCGGCGGCTACCAGTCCTTCCTCTGGACGCCGCCGCTCGGTACTCAGGCGCTATTCAAGAGCGCGACCTATGCGATGCGCCACCTCGGCGGCGATGCCTACGAGATTTCGACAACATTTGAGCAGAGCTTCCAGCCATGATCACCACAGACATCCAGGCGCTTGAGCCGGGCGCCAAGGTCGAGCTATTTGAACTCGACGCCACCATGATTGCGGGTGGCAGCCTCTTGCGCTTTCACGGCTACCAGCAGGCCGGCGTGATCTGGTGGCAGGGCCACGAGTACACCGCGTGGCCGATCCAGGCCGACGGCTTCGCGAAGACCGCCGAAGGCCAGCAGCCGATGCCGAAGCTGTCGGTGGGGAACGTCGACGGCTCGATCTCGGCGCTGTGCATCGTCATGGACGACATGGTGGGCGCCAAGCTGATCCGGCACGTCACATTCGGGAAGTACCTGGACGAGCTGAATTTCCCCGGTGGGAATCCGACCGCGGATTCGTCGCAGGAATTCCCGATCGACGTCTGGTACATCGAGCAGAAGACAACGGAAACGAATGAGGTGGTCGAATTCGAGCTGATGAGCGCGCTGGACTTTCAGGGGCAGATGCTGCCGCGGCGCCAAATCATCGCCAATCTGTGCTCGTTCCCATACAAGGGCCCCTATTGTGGCTACATTCCCGGGGCGATGTTCGATGCAAATGATCAGCCGGTCACCGATCCCGCGCTGGACGTGTGCAGCAAGCGCTTGGGCGGCTGTAAGAAGCGGTTCGGCCCCACCAACGTCCTCAACTTTGGCGGCTTCCCGGCCGCAGCACTGACTCAATGAATCTCCAACCTCAAATTGAAGCGGCGATCCGCGCGCACGCGGAGCAGGTATACCCGCGCGAGTGCTGCGGCCTGGTTGTTGTCGTGAAAGGCCGGGCGCGCTACATCGCCTGCGCTAATACGGCAACCGGCACCGAGCATTTCATCCTGCCAGGCGAGGACTACGCGTCCGCTGAGGAATTAGGCGAGATCATCGCGGTCGTCCACTCACACCCGGATGCGCCGGCGGCGCCGAGCCAGGCCGACCTGGTGTCGTGCGAGTCGTCCGGACATCAATGGCACATCGTGCGGGTCGACCTGGCGGACGACTCGCCGGCCGCAGGCGAGATCGTATCGTTCGAGCCGACCGGCTACCAGGCACCGCTGGTCGGTCGCCAGTTCGCGCACGGCGTACTGGACTGCTACCAGCTGATCGTGGACTGGTACGCGCGGGAGCGCGGCATCACGCTCAAGCAGTTCGCGCGCGCAGACGAATGGTGGAACGACGGCAAGAGCGACCTCTACACGGAGGGATTCCCGCAAGCCGGCTTCGTCAAGATCGCGGACGGTGAGCAGCCCCAGGCGGGGGACGTGATCCTGATGCAGATCCGTGCGAAGAACGGCGTGCCGAACCACGCCGCAATCTATCTCGGTGACGGTCTGATGCTGCACCACCTATACGGCAGGCTGTCGAGCCGCGATATCTACGGCGGCTTCTACCTCGAAAACACGCGCTCGATCCTGCGCTACAAGGCATGAACACGATGGATACTGTCCGTACCATACGGCTTTACGGCAAACTGGGTACCCGTTTTGGCCGCGTCCACCGCCTGGCGGTTGGCAGCACCGCAGAGGCGGTCCGCGCCTTGGGTGTGCTGCTGCCTGGCTTCACGCACGAGCTGATGACCAGCCGCGAGCGCGGCATCAGCTACGCCTGTTTTCTCGGAAAAACCAACATCGGCAAAGACCAGTTGCAGTTATCGGGCGGCGCCGAAGACATCCGGATTGCGCCGGTGATGGCTGGCGCAAAACAGGGCGTGCTGCAGACGATTCTTGGGGCGGTCCTGATTGTAGTTGGCGTTGTGGTGACTGGTCTCAGTTATGGGTGGGCCGCGCCGGTCGGCGGCGCCATCGGCAAGATGGGCGTCGCGATGATGCTTGGTGGTGTGATCCAGATGTTGTCGCCTCAACAGCAGCAGCAATCGGCGAAGGACAGTCCAGAAAACGGAACGTCCTACAACTTCAACGGGCCGGTGAACACCACCGCTCAAGGCAATCCCGTGCCGGTCCTATACGGCCGCATGATCGTCGGTTCGGCGGTAATCTCGGCCGGCATCATGGCGCAGGACCAGGCTTACTACGGCGCTCCTACGCCGCGCGGCAGCATCCCGCACGCACTCGACCTGCTTTAAGGATTACGTATGACCGATATTATTGGCTATGGCGGCGGCAAGGGCGGCGGCGGGCAGCATGTGCATTACGAGGCCACTGACAGCCTTCACAGCACCTCCTACGCACGCGTGCTGGATTTGGTATCGGAAGGCGAGATCGTGGGATTGGCCAAGGGGCTGCAGTCGATCTACTTGGACGGCACGCCGATCGAGAGCGCCAACGGAGCCAGCAACTTCAAGGACGTCGCGGTCGATTTTCGCACCGGGACGCAAGGGCAGGATTACATCCCTGGCTTCCCAGATGTGGAAAATGAAGTGGGCGTGGGCGTGGAGCTGCGCTCAGGCGCGCCATGGGTACATGCCATCAGCAATCTGGCACTTTCTGCCATCCGTATCACGCTCGCCGTGCCGGCACTGAGCCAGGCCAATACGACAAACGGCGACATCAACGGCTACAAGATCGACTACCAAATCGAGATGTCCAAGGATGGTGGCGCGTACTCGGTGGTGCTGTCGAACAGTTTCAACGGCAAGACGACGACGCAGTATGCGCGCAGCGCGCGGGTCGACCTGCCGCCGGCCACTTCCGGCTGGTCGATCCGAGTCACTCGGCTGACGGCCAATGCGAACACCGCGGCGATTGCCGACACCACGACGGTAGTCAGCTACACCGATGTGATCGACGCCAAGCTGCGCTACCCCATGTCGGCTATTGTCGGCGTGCAGGTCGACGCAAAGCAGTTCCAGAACGTCCCAACGCGCTCCTATGATCTGCTGGGCCGCATCATTCAGGTGCCGACCAATTACGACCCGGTCGCGCGCACCTACGGCGGCGTGTGGGACGGGACCTTCAAACCCGCATGGACCGACAACCCGGCCTGGGTGTTCCGCGATCTCGCGCTGAATGATCGCTACGGCCTGGGCCACCGTATCACTGCCACACAGCTGGATAAGTGGTCGCTATACGCGATCGCCCGCTACTGCGACGAGATGGTGCCAGACGGGAAGGGCGGCACCGAGCCGCGCCTCACCTGCAATCTTTATCTCCAGTCGCAGAAGCAAGCCTACGCAGTCCTTCAGGATATCGCCTCGGTCTTCCGGGGTATCGCGTACTGGGGCGGCGGCAGCATCATCGCCTCGGCGGACATGCCGATGGACCCTGTCTACGTCTACACGGCGGCCAATGTCATCGGCGGCAAATTCTCGCGCGTCGGCAGCGGCAAGGCGACGCGCTACACCGTCGCCCTGGTGAGCTGGAACGACCCGGCCGACTTCTACAAGGCCAAGGTCGAGTACGTCGAAGACGCGGAGGGCATCAAGCGCTACGGCATCCAGCAGGTGAGCCTGACCGCCTTCGGCTGCACGTCGCAGGGTCAGGCGCAGCGCGCCGGGCGGTGGGCGCTGGCCACTTCGCGCCTGGAGACGGGCATGATCAGCTTCGACGTGGGTATGGACGGCGCCATCGCGTTGCCTGGCCAGATCGTCCGGATCGCGGATCCGTCGCGCATGGGGCGCCGCAATGGCGGGCGTGTCAAAGCAGCATCGGACCGCGTGGTGGTGTTGGACAAGGCGCCCACGATCAGCGCGGGCGACCGCCTCACCGTGATCCTGCCGTCAGGCGTGAGCGAGACCCGTACCGTGCAATCCATCGCCGGCGACGCCGTTACGGTGACCGCCGACTGGACGGCCCTGCCGGTGGCCGAGTCAGTCTGGTCGGTGGACAATAGCGACCTGGTGGCGCCCACCTATAAGGTCCTGTCGGTGACCGAGAAGGACGGGCTGACCTTCAGTATCACCGCCACCCAGCACGAGCCTGGAAAATTCGCGTTTGTGGACGCGAATACGGCGGTGGTGACGCGCCCTGAGACGGCGCTGGACGTGGCCAGCCAGGCGGCGCCCAGCTCTGTGACGGTGAGCGCCTTCACGGTGTCGCTGCAGGATGTGCAGAAGCTCGCGCTGACGGTATCTTGCGCGCCGGTGCCGGGCGCGACCGCCTACGAGGGAGCATACCGCCGCGATAACGGCAACTGGCTCATCCTGCCTCGCCAGCCCGGGCCCAGCTTCGACGTCATCGACGTGCTGCCGGGCACGTACACCGCAAAGCTCAGCGCCGTGAACTCCATCGGCATCACGTCGGTCGAGATGCTGTCCGCGCCAACCGTGGTGGGAAAGGATGCAAATCCGAAAAACGCCGGAGTGATCCTGACCGCGAGCGCGGCCACGTTCCACGTCAGCGATACCGGAACAAATCCGGCCGTCATCAGCTTCACGGCCAACCTGATTGACCTAGTGGGGACGGTGACGTTTTCCGCCGTGGGCGCCACGCTCTCGGTCAGCGGCAACACCGCGACGCTTTCGTACGCCGATATGCCCGGCACGCTTGCCTCGATCACCGCGACCATTACTTCGCTTGGCCAGCCCTTCAGCGACACGTGCGACATTACCAAGGTGTCCGACGGCACGACCTCGTACACGTGGATCAAATACGGCACCTCGGCGGCCGGCGCCGGCCTGACGGACAATCCTGCCGGGATGTCTTACATCGGCCTGGCGTTCAACAGAACCACCGCCACCGAGTCGACGAACGCGGGCGACTACACCTGGTCGCTTATCAAGGGTTCGAACGGCGCAGACGGCACGTCCGTGCACGTCGGCATGGTGTACCTGCAGTCACCCACCCAGCCGACCACGCCGACCGGCGGCAGCTTCAACTTCTCGACCGCTGTGCTCACCGCACCGGCGGGCGGCTGGGCGACGACCCAGCCCGCCGTGAGCACCACGCCGACCTGGGTGGCCCAGTACGCGTTCACGGCCGCGACGATTGGCGCCACTGTTACCGGTGGGACCTGGTCCACGCCGGTCGCGGTGTCGCGGCAGGGTGCAGATGGGGTAACCGGCTCGCAGTCGTCCGTCGCGCGGATGTACCAGTTTGCGCCCGCCACGCCCGCAAAGCCGACTGGCACCACCTCGTTCAACTGGCCGACGTCCGTCAACAGCGGCTACTCGGCCTCCGATGGGTGGAGCGTCGGCGTGCCCACCAATCCCGGCACGCCCGGCTGGCGGCTGTACGTGGCCGAAATGCCGATTACGGCCGCTGGCGGCGTGTCGACGTCGAGCGTGACGTATTCCGCGTCCACAGTGTCCGCCTGGGCCCAGAACGGTGCCAACGGCAATTCGGGCGTGCAGAATGCCATGCCGACGGTCTACCAGTGGGCGGCGACCATCCCCAGCGCGCCCGCCGGCGCCGCAACCTACACCTGGGCCACGTCGTCGTTCGGCGCGGCGCCCGCCAGCTGGTCATTGACTCCCGGCACATCGCCGTCGCCTGGCTTTACCCTGTGGGCCGCAAGGGTCGCGCTCACCGATTCCGCCGCCAATGCTACGACAGCATTCAACTGGGCCAGCTCGGGCATCACGGCTGCGGGCTACGCTGGCACGAATGGCACTGGCACGCCGGGCGCGGAGGGCGCATCCTATGTCACAGCCTACTGTGCATCGAGCACGGCATCGACCACCACTGCGCCATCGGCCACGACTGGCCGCACAAGCCTGCCAGCCACCAACAGCGGCGGCCTCGTCGGCACCTACTCGGCGACCGTACCCGCGCTGAGCTCGGGCCAATTCCTCTACCAGACGGACGGCATCTATAACCCGGCGACCAATCAAGTCATCTGGTCGATCCCCTATTGGTCGTCGCTTAAGGTCGCCTCGCTGTCGGCCATCGTCGTCAATACCGGCGACCTTAATATCTCGGGCACGATCAAGAGCGCGAACGATAAGTTTCAAGTCAATGCGTCGGGCGATGTGATTATGCGCTCGGCGTCGCTGCAGGACGCGGCCGGTAATGTGATCATCGGCCTAGGCGCCCCCCTGGCTGCCGGCTATGAAGCGCCGAACACGAAGAATAGCGATATCGTGGTCGGCGGCGCGAATCTGTACCCGGACGGTGGATTTGAGCGGGGTACCCATCCCTGTACCGAGCGCAGTGCTATTGCCGCTATGGCCATTAGCAGCAATATCAGTGGGCTAGTACCTTATGAAGGCAGTAAATTTCTGTTCTTCGATACTGTTGCTGGCAGCAACCTGGACATGTATCTCTATCTGGGCGGACCATTGTGTCCGGTTAAGCCGGGGCATCAGTACGTATTTAGCTTCATGTATGCCACAGCGACGAATTCGAGCATTGCTGGTAGTAGCTCGTATCTGCGATTGTCTAATGGTTCGCATGTTTTCATTCCTTTACCTGTGGCAAATACCAGCGCCGTATGGACCCGTTGTGAAATGCTTTGGACATGTCCCGCAGGCATAACCACGATCGAGGCGCGATTCGGCATTCACTGTGATTACTACTGTTGGATGTCAGTTGACTGTATCAAACTGGAAGAAGGGAATAAGCGTACGCAGTGGGGGCCCGCGCAGGTTGATATTGATGCAGATATCGCGCTGGCGCAATCCGCCGCCGACGCCGCCAATAATGCCATCAACGACGCCACCACCGGGCTTGCTCAACGCCTGCGCTCCAATGCCGCCAACGTCCTCTCCGGCGGCGCTGGCATTGCAGTCGGCTCGCTGACTTGGAACGCCAGCGGCGCGCGCACTGGTGGGTATGGCGTTGGGCTCACGTCGTCGGGCCTTGTTGGCTATCTAAGCGACGGCACGCTGTTTTTCTCACTTAGCCCAGGCGGCTTGGCAATCAAGGGCGACATCAGCGGATCGACCGGCACGTTCGGCGATGTCTCTATTGGCACCAAAATGTATTCGGGCCAGACCGCGTATGACGTGGGGGCCGGCTTCTGGATGTCCGGCGGTGGCACGCCGCAGATGTCGATCGGGGTTGCCGGTGGCCCAGCGCTACTCTGGAACGGGTCGAACTTGATTATCCGGAAGGCGACGTTCGACGCGTTTTCGGCAAGTGTAAGCGGCGGCCTGCTCACCGCCGTGGCCAACGGCTTCCAGGGCTACGGAAACCTGACAGCAACTGCGTCAGGTGGCTCGGCCCCATATCAATACACCTGGAGCGTCACCTACAGCAGCGCCAGCGGTATCGCAGTCAGTTATACCGTATCGGCCGGGGCCGGCACTTCCGTGACCTCATTCGGGGGATCGGCGTCGAACATGCAGATCCAGGCGACGATTACCTTAACCGTCACGGACAGTAATGGCCGCACCGCGACGGTTCTTCGGCAGCATAACGTCACTCATGGGACCTACGGCGGATGAACCAATACGTTGTCGCAGACCTATCCTGGCGCGTGATGGGCTTCATCGAAGCCGACGAGCCGCCGGAGATGGAAGATCGCCTGGTTGCAGAAATGCCGGATACGGTACCGCACTGGCCGGAGGCGCCGTATCCCGAGGCTGAGCTGATTTATTCCGGCGGCAACCTGCATTGGCACGACCCCCGCCCGGTGGGTGAGGTCGCGGCCAGGTGCATCGCCGCGATCGATGCGGACGCCGATGCCGCGCGGCTGCTGGCTATCGGTGACCCTGGTCGCTCGCTTGAGTATCTGCAGGCCGAGGCGGCAGCGCGGACCTGGTGTGCTGCTGCCTACGCCGGCGCCGCGCCGGAAGATGTCGCCAGCTGGGCGGACGCGAAGGAGTGGACCAACCAGCAAGCGGCCGACGACATCATTGCCACGGCCGACCGCTGGCGCGCCGCCCTGAGCGCGATTCGCCGGCTGCGCCTGCTGGCGAAGGAGGGGATTCGTCGAATCGCCGCCGATGTGGCTGGCACGAACGCGGAGATCGACACCGTCCTGACCACCTTTCAATCCGACCTTACCGACCTGATGCAAGGAGTTCCATGAGCACCATCAAAGTGATTTTCACCCACCGCCGCTGGAACCCGATCTCGTGGCTCATTCGCTGGGCCATGCCGCGCAGCCGCTTCGCTTTCGCCTTGTCCTCGCACGCCATCGTGGTCGGCCCGGACCAGTGCTACGAGGCGACGATGCTGCACGGCGTGCGCGCGGTGGATTACGCCAAGGCCATTGATGGCCAGGTCATTGTCCGGGAGCGCCGGTACCAGGTTCCGGACGCGGCCGCCGGCCTGGCGTGGGCGGCGGAGCAGGCCAGGCGCAAGGTGCCTTATGACTGGCGCGGCGCGCTGGGCCTGAGTCTCGCACCTGGCCGAGACTGGGCCGAGGCGGACGCCTTCTTCTGCTATGAATTTGCGGCTGCCGTGCTGCGCGCTGGCGGCCGCGACCTGTTCTCCGACCTGTCGCACGTCGGCGAGACAGCGCTACTCGCCATCAACCCATGACCAACCAGCCCCGCTTCGGCGGTTTTTATTCTATGAAAGCTTCCATGCCCGCTATCGAAACCACCTCCGCCGGCGCCGGCGCCCTCATCAAGATTTTCGGCGTGCCGGCGCTGGCCGGCGCCGCCGCCACGGCGCTGACGTTCCTGTTCATGTGGCCCAAGAGCCGCCGCGAGGCGTTCGTGCGGTTCACATCCTCCATCCTGACGTCGGCGATCCTCGGACCGCTGCTGGTGATCGCCATGCACAGCTGGTGGCCGAGCCTATTTTCATCGGCGCGCGACGTGACCGCGCTGTATGGCGCTGATCCAGCTCTGGGGATGCTGTTCGTGTCCGGGCCCATCATGGTACTGGCCGGCCTGCCGTCGTGGTGGTTGTTAGGCGGCGTCGTGCTGTGGTTGGAGCGGCGCCGTGGCAAGGATATCGCGGAGATGGCGCACGATGCGGCTGAGGCCGTCAAGGATGTGCGAGGTGCACTATGACACTCGACCAACTGCTGCAAATCATGCCCTTCGCCCGCAAGCGCGCGCCTGGCTTCCTCGATGCTCTGAACGCGACCATGGCCGAATTCGACATCAACTCGCCGGAGCGCCAGGCCGCCTTTATCTCCCAGATTGGTCACGAGTCTGGCCAGCTGCAGTATGTGAGGGAGTTGGCCAGCGGCGATGCGTATGAGATGCGCAAGGATCTGGGCAACACATGGCCAGGTGACGGCCGCCGCTACAAGGGGCGCGGCCTGCTGCAGATCACCGGCCGCGCCAACTATGCTGCGTGTGGCGCCGCGCTCGGCCTGGACCTGGTCGAGCAGCCTGATCTGCTGGAGCAGTACGGCAACGCATGCCGCTCGGCGGGGTGGTTCTGGAAGACACATGGCCTGAACGAGTTGGCCGATGCCGGTGACCAGGTGAAGGTGACGCGACGCGTGAACGGCGGCACCAATGGCCTGGATGACCGCATGACGTTGTTCCGCATCGCGCAGCAGGTGCTGGCATGAGCGCGCTCGGCAGGAAGCTGTACGACATGGGCGATAGTCAGGTCGCTTTCGATTGCCCTGGCTGTGGCGAGGTTCATGTGCTGCCCGTGGCGCCGGCCGCCAGCGGCACGCCACGCCCGATATGGGGCTTCAACGGCAACGGCGACGCGCCGACGTTCACACCATCGGTGCTAGCCACCAACGGCCATTACATGCAGGGATACACCGGCCCGGAATGCTGGTGCAACTTCACCGCGCGGACGGGCCGAGTGTCGCCATTCAAATGCGGCATCTGTCACAGCTTCGTCACCGATGGCCAGATCCAGTTTCTCAGCGACTGCACGCATGCGCTCGCCGGGCAGACAGTGTCACTTCCAGACTGGAGCAAATCGTGAGCGCGCTCGACACGCTGGCTGGTGCTGCCGGCGACCAGGTCTGGAAGGTGGCCGCTGCCGCGCTGGCCGGCCTGCTCCTGGTGGTGGGCGTGGCTGGCGGAACGGCCCTGTGGCTGCAAGACCGCGCACTGACCCAGGCGCAGGCCGACCTGAAGGCGGCGAACATCCGCGCCGATGACTACCAATCCGCGATCCGCGAACAGAACCGCGCCACCGAGGCGCTGGCCAAGGCCAAGGTCGAGGCTGACGCGCGCGGCGCTGCTGCCCGGGCCCAGGCGGCGGAGCAGGGCAAGCGGTTCGACGGCGCACTTCAGCAGATGGCCGGTGTGCACGCCACGAGCTGCGCGGGCGCCATGCCCTTTGTGAACAAGCTGTGGGAGGATGTGCGATGAAGGCGATGCTGATGATGACCGCGCTGTTGACCGGCTGCGCCAGCGCGCCGCCGGCGATGCAAACCGTGGAGGTGCCGGTCTATGTGCCGTGCGTGAAGGATGCGGACATTCCCGCCACACCTGTTTATGAGTTTGACCGGCTGCAGCCGGGCGCCGCCGACGGCGAAAAGGTCCTGGCGCTGGCGCGGGACTGGCCGCGCGGCAGGGCATATGAGGCCCTGCTGCGCGTGGCTATTGAGGGGTGTCTGTAGTAGCGGTGCGCCGTGGTCGGGATGGACGCCCTTTCGATTCTTTCGTGTGGCACTCCATTCAGGAAATGAGAGGAATGCCCGGGAAGCTGCCGGATGCGGCGGTGTGATGCTGCTCAGCTACATAGACTGGCGAAATTGCAACAAAATTGCGCACTGCAATATCTTGTTGCACATGCCTTGCGCAACCATGCAGGATTTGCGATACACTTCGATCATCATCTTGTTGACGGCGTTGTCAACAAGGCAGTAGGTATGTTGGCAGCACAAGTGTGCGAACAAAGCAAGACCAGCATAGCTGGCTGTTACGGAGCACAAAATGAAAACGATCGTACGGATTATTACAGATGGCATTCTTGCCATAGCCGACACATACACGTCGCCACGCGAATACAGTCGACCCGCCCAAGACGGCTTCTTGAAAGATAAGGAAAACCTGCGGAGTGATGTCAGGCAGGTAGGGGAAGACTTAAGCCAAACAATTACAAAATATGGCCAACAATCAAACCAGCCTTCAAGCTACCGATAAAGATGGTCAAACCGTGTCGGTGCAACACACCCAGACCGACAGCCCAATCCTTCCAGCTGCAAATCTTAAGGCGCTGGCTGATATTCGCCCCGACCTTATTGATTTTGTACTGGATCAAACAAGAACTGAAGCAGATCATCGCCGCAAAAGCCAGGGCCGTGTCGAGGGCTTCGTCTTCGTTGAAAGAATCTCAGGAGTAGTTGCTGGTGCTATTATCGCGCTCTTCGTTTTTGCGCTAGGTGGGTACCTCGTGCTCCAGGGGCATGATTGGGCTGGAGTGGCCATATGCGGTACAACGTTAGTCGGCATAGTTAGCTTGTTCGTATCCCGCCAGTGGTCCGCCCGCGCGCCGACGCAGATCCCGGAAAAACCGACGAAGCGAACCACGTCGAAAAAAGCTTTGCCGAGCAAAATAAGGCACTAAGCCTGCCCACCGCGGGATTTTTTCCGCCCAACTGGTGGTATTCCCTGCTAAATTGCGGCGGGGCCAGAGCCCGGCGGACCTTGCTACTGGAGATTAGGCGCTGCCGGGCATCGCAACTTCATCCGCCAAGTACTCACCCTGATTCCGCACGCTCCCCACCGCCTTGTCGACCATGTACCACGCGAAGCTGTCGGGCCCCAACGCCATTGACCGCGCCAGCTCGGCGGCCTGCTCGCTGGAGATTGCCGGGTCAAGCCAGGTCGTCGCGTCCGCCGCGGTGAACACCACCGGCCGCCTGTCGTGGATGTCGACCATGCCGCCCTGGGCGTCGGCCGTGACGATCGTGAAGCCGTGCGATGCCGCGTGCTCGGTCGGCTCGCCGAAGCAGGCGAGGGCGGCCATGTACAGCGGTCCGCCGTCCACGTGGTGGATGTGCCAGGGCTGCTTCGCACCTTTCTCGCCAGTCCACTCATACCAGCCGTCCGCCGGCACAATGCAGCGTCCGCGCGTCAGCAGTTGCCCCCAGTAGTGGTTCGTGACTTTCTCCAGCCGCGCGTTTACCGCGACCGGCACCTTCCCTTGAGCCCACACCGCCTGGTAGCCCCAGTGCAGGTCGTCTAGCAGCAGCGCGCCGCCCTCAACGCGGAGCACTGGCCGGCGCATCGTCGGCGCCACGTTCCAGCACGGCGCGGCGGTGCTGCGATTGACGAATTCATCCACCCAGCCGATATCGGCCAGCGCCTTCTCTACGTCGCTCTGATGGAACCGTCCGCACATGTGGCCTCCGCGTTGTCGTCTTGGCACTTTACAATAAAACGTCAGGCGATATACTGTATGAATGTACAGTATCAGTGAGATGTCGTGAAAGTTATTGTGACCCCTATGCGGCGGCGCGGAGTTGAGATCCCGAGGCGGATGCTGAGGGACCGCAGTACGGCCATTTACAAGGGCACGTTGGTCATCATGGATGTGACGGATCAAGGGCTGCGGCGACCGGTCAAGCTGGCGCGCCTGCACGTCAAGCTACGCGCCGCAGCTATGGAATTGGTCGAGCCGCACATCATCTGGGCAAACGACGGGAAATTCGTGCTGGCTGGATTTGAGCGCGTGCGGAACGAAGCCGGCGAACTGGTCGACTTCGCTCAGTCCTGGCTTTGCGAGATCGACACGCGACCGGCCGAGGCGGCTTAAAATTAAGCCGATGCGCGCGGGAAGGCAATAATCTCCGCCCCTGCCGATCCAGCCAGGACCTGCTCGATGCGCCGACCCAGCGCCGCCCACGCCTCGCGCTTCTCCTCGGCATAGTCGTGATGGAGGTAATGCCGCCGGACCTTGCTGCCCCCCAGCACGTGATTCTGGCAGCGATCGATGACATCGAGCGAGACCCCGAGTTTTTGCATCATCGTCGCGCCGGTGCGCCGCAGGTCGTGCGAGGTCCAGGCGCCGTTCTTGCCGCCGCCCAGCACCATCGTGTTGTCGCTCACCCGATTCTTCAGCGGCGCGCGCGGTGTGCCATCCCTTTTTTTATTGAACATGCCCTGGCGGTCGCGCAGCTGCTTGGTGATTGCCTTCACGTCGATGTGGGTTTCCTCGCTGTTGGCAGGGAAGCACCAGTCGGTGTGGCCGGTCAGCTTGTGCAACTGGCGGAATTGCTCCAGCGCGAACGCCGACAGGTAGACCATCAGGTCGCCCACGCTATCCTTCACGTTGGCCTTGGGGATGAACCACGTGCCGGCCTCGAGGTCGACATGCTCCCATCTGGACATCGAGGTCTCGCCGACGCGGCACAGGGTCGAGAGCATGATCCAGACGGCCAGCTGCGTGCTCTGCTTGAGCGGCTGCGGCACGATGCGCTTGTTCGGTGCCGCGTCGTATTCGGCCTGGCGCCGGACGAAGATATCGCGCAGCTCGATGATCTCGGTATCGGGCAGCACCCGCTCGCTCTGGTAATCCATATCGAAGCCGGGTGCGACGATCTTGTCGATCTCGATCAGATCCATCGGATCACCCTCCACCAGCAGCTTGCGCCACGGCTGCCGCTTGCGGGCCCAGCGGAACATCTGCGTCAGCTCGTCGCGCAGCATCACGGCCGAGCGGTTCACGCCGCGGTCGACCATGGCGCGCAGCACGCCGCGCAGGTCGTGCTCGGTCAGGTCCTTCACTGCGGTGGCGCCGATGGTTGGCAGCACGTCCGCGCCGAACGAGCGTTTCAGTTCGGCGTTGCCGTCTTTGCGCCGCACGCCGTCGGCAATCCAGGCGTCGAACAGGTCCTGGACGGTCAGGTTGCTGGCGCGCTGCAGTTCGATCTCGGCCAGCTTGAGGGCAATCTCCTCCTGGCGCTCGTGGCGCAGCAGCTTCTTCTCGACGGCGGGGTCCATGCCGTCCGCAACTTTCATCCGCGCATCGTCGCGCCTGGCGCGTATCGCCGCCAAGCTGTCCGCCGGCCAAGTGCCGCAGGCAACGTCCCTCGACTTGCCGTCGAAACGGTATCGATAGTAGAATGATATCGAAACGGCACCATCGGCCTTCGCGCGCACGCGCCCCAAAAGGTTGCCTTCTTCGCGTAGAATGGCGCCTGCCTGGCCCGGTTTGACCGCCTCCAATTCCCGCTGTGTGAGCTTCTTCATTTTTTATAAGGGGTCGGAGGTCGTGATTTTTACCCCTACATTTACCCCTACAGTTTTTTGAATTTGCAGTGTACCTCTTGGAATGCTATGGAACAATAAAATTTTTAAGTCTTTGATTCTTATGGTGAAAAATTGGTGCTTGATGCTTTCTGGAATCTCCTGAAATGCTCGCAATTTCTGATGGGGTGCAAGGGGTCGGAAGTTCGAATCTTCTCGCCCCGACCAGACAACGATCAATGAAATCAAAGGGTTGAGAAGCGATGCTTTCTTGACCTTTTTTCATTTCCGGGCCTGTGCGTGATTCATGCGCCAATTCTTTTACGGCTCTGCTATCGTTGCGTCCAGTTGCGCCATCGCATCAAACACTCCCCACCTTTGCATCGTCCGCCATGGGTGAGCCTCCTGCGGCGAGCCTGAACGAATTGGCTGGGGCAACGCCGTGCATATGTCGGTTTTTAAGTGGGGGGGCGTCGTCATTTATTGTGATATTTGGCGAAAATTGCCGAATAAATGCCCACGTATTGTACTGAAATAGTTGCTTTTACGCATATTTTTTGGCTATGCCCGGGCCGCTCGTTTATAATTTGAACTGAACGTTGGCGCCATTCTGCTGTGCATGAATCGCGGGTTCGGACGATTTTTTCTACAGAGCTCGAGGTTTCTAATATGTACGGTCAGGGCGTCAGTTTTTCCATTGCCAGGCATGCGGCCTGGGCGCCTGGCCTGACAACGGCCGAGGAGTGGGCGAACTGGGCAGTGGCGCCGTTTGTCATTCAGGCCGGCGTCGAAGCCGGCGTCAAGATGATGCCGCCGATGCTGCGCCGGCGAGCGGGCGCCTTGGGTAAGATGGCGCTGGAAGTGGCGTATCAATGCCT